GTGGTACATGCGCCAGTGGGCGCGCCCTGGCTGGTTAGCACGTTGGAGCCATTGGTTCCGTTCGTGCCAGGTGTGCCAGCGGGGCCGACAGGGCCAGTTGCACCTTGCGTTCCCTGCACGCCCGGCGCGCCTTGCGGGCCAGCGGGGCCAGCGTCACCTTTGGGGCCGGTCACACTCCAATTGACCAGGGTAGAGAATGCGCCATCTGTACTGCAATCAAGCCCGCTATCCTGCGTGATAGTGGAACTGTCAATCGCGCCGGTTGAGGTGTTCTCACAGGCGTAGAACACGGTGGTTGAGATAGACTGGTGATACGCCAGCGCAGCGCCGCCGCCTACAAGCGCGGTCAACACCAGCGCGAGGGCGGCAATCAAAACAAGAATCTTTTTCATACACAATCCTTCCAAAGCAAACATCGGGGCAAATCGCCTCTTCCTGTAGAACGTATGAGCAACGCGGCAGCGCAGGTGGTGATGAAACCGCAACCGCGAGCGGAGATGTCTTCTGTAAGATCATCGGTAGTCGATATGTTTGTCACGCTTTGCTGCATTGCAGGATCGGCAAAGCGGTTGCGTATTCGCGGCAGTAGTCGGCCCGCCTTTGGATTTAGGCAGAACATGATCGGCGACTAACTCTATATCAGGTTCGCGCCTGTGGCATCGCAAACACTCATAGTTATGAGAAGCCTTTATCTCGGCCCATTGAATGCGCGTCAAAGCTTCTTGGGATGTGGCAAATTCACTATAGATACGAACCTCCGCGCTTGCATCGGCGGTACGCTTACCTTGCTGTTTCCATATCCATAGCATATGATCTAAGTCACTGCTACTGATATTATGCTCTTTACAATACTGTTCCCTGATTGCTGATTGCTTACGCATGTCAAGTGTCCTTCCTTACAGGTGAATAAAATCAACGGCGTTCAGGTCAAGATTCAGTTTGCGCCGATGGTAGCGTTCCGTCGTGCGCGGGTCTTTGTGCCGCGCCGCGTACTGGACTTGCTCTAACTTTGCGCCGCCCTCCAATGAGAGAGTGATAAACGAGGCGCGCATCCCGTGCGGTTTCAGGTTGTCAATTTTTGCCAGTTCCGCGTAGTGCGTCACGGTGCGATAAATCACGTTGCTGCTAATCGGAGCTTCCACCATGCTATCGCCTCGACGGAACTGGCAGAACAACGGTGCGGTTTTGGGCAAAGCGGCGCGATCCGTCGCATGGAGATAGGTGTCAATGGCGCGCCATGCCTCGACGCGCAACTTGACGATATCACGGCGGTCTCCCTTGCCAGATTGAATGATCAGGATATGATGCCCCTGCGCAACGGTCATATCTCCCAGCGTCAAAGCGGCGCATTCAAAGCGGCGGATACCTGTATAGAGCAGCGTCATAAGTAAAGCGTAATCGCGCTTGCCCTTGCGCGCGCTGGTATCAATCGCACCCAGCAATTCGTTCGCTTGTTCTTTGGAGAGGGCGATATGGGGGCTTTCATCCTCTGCTTTAATGCCACGCACGTTAGCGGCTGGATTGGAATCAAGGATTTTGCGCCCGACCTGGACACCGAGCAGGCGGCAGGCAACGGAAAACATACGTTTGGCCGTCGCGGATTTATACTCATTGAGCAGATAGCCGCGATAGGCGCTCATCACCTCTTCGGTAATCGTATCCGGGGTAATATGCAGTGATTGTAACCAGCGTGCAAACACTTCCGCGTCATGGGCATACACCCGTTGCGAACTTTTCATCAACTCGCCTGCGAACGGCGAGATCAGCGCGTCGCGGTCTATCGTGACCGCCGGGATAATATCGCTCAACAGAACCTCCAAACTAGTGTACGTAAACTCTGATTTACGTACACTATTGTACCATCATACCATCACATTCGCAAGCTCGGTGATAGCATGGAAGTACCCATGATGGCGTCACTTGTCGCGTATGCTACACTATCCCCAAACGCTGCGAGGGAAGCATGAACGTCAAACGCAAAACCTATTATGCCACACCGGAGTCAGACGCCGCGCTGGCTGCGCTCAAAACGCGCTATAGCCAGTCGTCCGAGAGCGACGTGATCCGACTGCTGCTGATCGCCGCCGCCGAGGGCAATGTCGCGCTTGTGCCGGCAAAGCCAACGCGACGCAAATAAGCACAGAGCGAGCGCGATCAGTGGATCGCGCTCGCGTGCCTGTCAAGGAGTGAAGAAAGACATGCCGTGGATTCGATCTCCCTCTCACGGCGTAGGGTACACGGAAATCACCCAAGATAGGGATAGTATACCGCGAGCGTGGCGTTACTCGCAAGGCATCGCCAGCGCCTGGAGCAATCGCCATGTCGCGAGCGTATCCCCCAGCGCGCTGTGTGCGTCTTCGATTGCGACGTGTTGCTGCTCGCAGGCGTTGCTCAGGCTATGCCACTTGTAGTTCCCGTAGCGCCCCGGCGTCTTGCGATAATCGGCATACGCGCGCATCAGACACCACTGATCGAAATCTGGCAGGTCAAGCCCGTTGCGAATAAAGAGATTATCAAGCAGATAGCAGTCGAAGTCGGCGTTATAGGCAATCACCGTTTGCCCGTTGATCGTCTCCGCAATGCGCGGCGCAAGTTCGCAGAATGTGGGCGCGTCGGCAACCATATCGTCAGTAATGCCGTGGATCGCCGTCGCCTCAGCAGGGATAGGGCGCGTCGGCTTGACAGAACTGTTAAGGATGGGAATGCCGTCGGTATCGAGGATCGTGATACTGACGATTTCCGCCTCAAGCGCGTGCGCGTCCTTGCCCGTCGTCTCCGTGTCGATGACGACAAAGCCGTCGGCAAAGAGCGCGCGGGCAGAATACGGTAAATCACCGCGATAGAGATAGCGCACAAGGCGGGGCAACGTGGCAAGATTGCCAGTCCTGCCGCTCACACGCCAGGCGTACTCATCGTCGATCAGGCGCAACAAGGCCGCATCGGACAGGCCATACGCATCGGCAATGTCCAGGCCGTGTATCGCTTCAAGCGAGGTGATTGCCTTGCTTGCGCCCGCCTCAAATTCGACGAGAGACGCGAGGCGGATGTGGTGCGATGCTTCGATGCTGGCAAGCGTCTTGCCTTGCCAACTACGCAGGGTGCGCAATTTGCGCTGTAATGGGATCATTGTTTTTCCTTTCTACGCCGCCTGACGGGCGAGCGTGAACGTATCGTTCTCATCGGCTATCAGCACCCAGCCAAGTTCTTTCACGCGCTCACACGCGAGCGCGACCACTTCGTCGTTGTCGTCGATCTCGCACAACGCGGCGTAAGCGTTGAGCAGCACGCACAAAAACGCCGCCTCGTTGTCTTTGTGGACTTGCCAGATATCGACGGCGGACTGCACCTCGTAGGAATCGATGTAGCGCGCCGAAAAGGGCGAGAGGTGCAGCCAATCGCGCTGTGCATCGGTCAGCGCGTCCGGATCGAGCGTCACGCGCACGATGCCTGACGACACCGCTGCGCCGTCAGTATCAACGGTAACGGCGGACGGGAACGCCCAGCCAATCGTACCGACGGCCTCATTGAAGGACATTTCGGGTTTGCTGATCAATTGGATTGCGATGGTAATCATGGATGTATCCTTTCCAGGGGCGCAATCGCTCGCGCCCCTGCACTCGACTATGCCGCGCTCGATTGCGGTGCGGCGTGCTTCTCTTGTTGCGCTGTCGCGTAACGTGACAACGCCTCCAGATGTTGAGGTTGCAGGTCGGGATCGGCAATCGCGGCTTTCAGAACGAAGCGCTTGCACTTGTCCCAGCGCGCCTCAAAGTCCTCATCGGCGAAGCCGAAGACGCGCCCGACCAGCGCACGCACGCGCTCGACTTCTGCCGGGTCAGCATCGATGCGCGCGGGCTTTGCCGGGGCGGATTTCGCGCCGTCGCCGTTTGTGGCACGGTAGACTTCATCGTAGGATGCGATGGATTCGACCGAGCCGAAGCCCGCGAAGGCCAGGGCGCGACCGAGCGCCGAGGTTTCCCCACATTCAAAGGGATTCGTCTGGTCGGGGCCAGAGCGCGCGTTCAGCTTGACCTCGGCATTGCCGGTATAGCGTTTGCCGTCTACCAGAACGACGACGCGCCACAGGCAACGGTCGCCAATAATGAAGGGCGCGCTGTCAATGACCTCAAATTCGCGCTTCTGCGTATGGACAAGGCGCACGCGCTCCGCGACTTCCACATAGTTTTTGCCGTGCATGTTGACGACATTGACGCCGTCAACCACTTTCCGCTGGACTTCTGCCATAAGAAAACCTCCATAGGCGGGATATCCGCCCGTACTATTCAACGAGAGACAATCCTAGCGCGGCTTCGATGTGGGCGACTAAGCCCAGGTCGCGCTCCAACGCGTCGAGGGCGTCACGCAACCGGCCAATCGTGACGACGGCGGTGGCTTCCGTCTCATCGGAAACGACGCCGTAATGCGAGATGTCCAGCCGCGCCGCGCATATCGTGCGGTAGACGGCAGTGGTCGCGCTGGGGATCGCGCTGGCGTGCTGCGCGATCTGCTCTTTGGTGATGCTCATTGCTTGCTCCTTGTGGGCGGATACGCCGCCCACGCTACTATGCCGCGTGGCGAGCCAGTCGCTCGTCAATGCTCATGGCTTGCCACTCGTCGTCAGCGTGGTTGAACGCCTCGACGACACGGGCGAAGGCGGCGACGTGACGGGTGGCGGCGTGCCGTTGCTGCATACGCGCCTTGCGCTCAGGCGCGTTCTTGAAGCTGAGTGCCTTGTAGATGCACTCAGCTTTTACCTTCTCCTCTTTGGCGGTGCAGCGCCATTCGCCATCGATCTTTGCGACCTGATAGTACAGGTGCGCGAACGGGCTGGCGACCAGGTAGATAGCGATAGCGTGCTGCTCATCGTACTCGACGATGATCGGATCATCGGACTCGCGGCGGATAACTTGATCGCGGATACCGTAGCCGGTGATGCGGGGCATGGTTGCGAACCGGTCGTGTGCTGCACGCTTGGTTTTGGTCATTGATTGGAACCTCGTTTTGTTATTTCAAGAATCTCTTGATGCTTTAATTATACCGGATATCGGATATGTTGTCAAGGGTTTTTGGCACGAATATGCCCAATTTTACGGGATTTTGGCCTGTTTCGGCACATTGCGCGGCTTGACAATGGTATCCGATATCCGTACAATAAGAGGGGTATCCTAGTAATGAGGAGGTTCCAATGCCAATAGGCAAAAAATGGTTGACGCCAGCAGAGGCGGCGCACGCAATGAGCGAGCGGGCTGGCTATCGCATCACGCCGGATGATATCCGGCAGCTACGACGCACCAGGCGACTGCGCCTGTTTCAGACGCTCTCCGCACACATGACACTGTATGACGCGGAGGAGATACGCACGGTTGCGCCGCCGAAGAAACGCAACCCGATACCGTATCCTGAGAAACAAGAGGAAGTGGCATAAGGCCAGGACACGCGCGATCTATCTATAAGGTTCCAATCTCACAACAAACGGCGCGTGTCCTCTGTACATCGTGATCATTATAGCACAGCGCGGCTACGCTGGCTCCGCAAGCACCGCCAGGACGCGCTCGGCATCGGCGGGCTTCACCAGTTTGGCCGCGAGTTCCTTGCCAGCGCCGGTGAACGTGAAGTCCACAAAGCCGTTCATGATCATCGATGGCAACGTGCGCCGTCTGGGCTGGACGTATCAGTGGTATGGCAAGGGCAAAGCAAGAGAGGCGGATACAGCAGAGTTGCCGCCACCGGCTGCTGAGGCGCTGTTCGGCTATTTGCGCGACACGGGGCGACTGGCAGACATGCAGCCGGATCACGCGCTGTTCACGATTGATCCGGCGCGACCCGACTATGATCCGCGCAAGCTGCTCGACACGAACACGCCGTATCAGGCATTGAAACGCTACGCGAAACGCGCGGGGCTTGATCCGGCGCGCGTCGGCATTCACTCGCTGCGGCACACCGGCGCACGGGAACGCTATAGCGCGGGATCGGACATCCGGGAGATCCAACACCTGCTCAGGCATCGCTCGCTGGCGACCACGGACACGTACCTGAGACTGCTTGCCACCGAGGCCGATACGGGCTATCAGCGCATCGAGCAGAAGTTTGCCGGGCTGTAACGAGTTTTCGGCGCGTGCAGAAATTGGTCACAAAATCGACGAATATCGCTTGACATTTATTATTTTCCGACGTATAATAAATACAGATAAGGGATGTACCCTTACGAAGCAAGGAGATTGAAATGGAGACAGTTCTGTACACCTCACTCACCGGAATGTTTCGCGTCGTTGAAAAAGACGGCGCGTACTACCCTCAGGAACAATCTATCTTTTGCTCTTCCTATTGCGACGGGCGTATCCGCTCAATGCGCACTGTAACCGACCTGATCGCCGCCGGTCAGGTCATTCAGGGAAGCGGCTGGAAGGGCTACTTCCTGGGCTATCAGCAATTCTCAACCGTCTCCAAAGGGTTCAAATCCTTCAAGTCTCTCCAGTTGGCGATCAAGTTTGTTGATCGCCAGTCCGAAAATGTCTAAGGAGGTTTCTATGGAATTTCAGGAGCAGCCGCTCGGTATCCTGCGTACCGACGGCAACCGCGTCGAAATGCCGGTAATCGTCGGCGTCGGGTCGGGCCTGGGCTATCACCGCCAGAGCAACGATCCGAAGAATGATTTCATTCTTTGTCACGTCGGAAGCGGTATTGATATCGCGTCCGATTGGTACGCCGATGAGGAGATGGACGCCCGCCTGTGGCTGGAAAAAGTCGCAAAACTGCTGAACTGGACACAAGACTTGCGTGCCGTGAAACGCAAGTCGCTGCGCATCGGCATTGACGCCTTGCGCGGCATGATTACGCAAGCCTTGCGCGAGGCGCACGCCGAAATCGACGCGGGCTTGCTCAAATACCCCGAACCAATCGAAGACGGTGTCCCGGCCAATTGGCCGGATGAACCGTTGTCAATGAAGACAATACGGGAATGAGCGAGAAGCCAAAACGTGGCCCAGGACGCCCGCGCAAGATAGAGCGGCGCGTCCACTTCGATGTCTCGTGCCATGCCGACACGCTCGCCTTTCTCGACTGGCTGGCGGGCGACGGCAACCGCAGCGACGTGCTGGAGCAGTGGATACGCGCCCACCCGCGCTATGCCGACTGGCTCGCCCGCCACAAGGACTGATAACGAGCAACGCCGCCGGGCTGCAAATCCCTGGCGGCGTGTGTCGAGTGTTATTGGCCCGTAAAGGTTACGATACAAAAAAGCGCAACACCTGCGCTCAGGGACATTCTACCATGCCGCGCTACTCGCCTGTCTACTTCTAAAGACGCAGCACATCCCCAAAAGTTAAAATCATCACCACACTACCGCGTTTCTCAACCACTTTGCATAGCAGTTTGTAGAGAAATCGCAACCGCCTGGAAATTGGGCGCAGAGGGGCTTGCAATTTCCAGATCGGTATGATATGCTTTGTTTATGCATCTTTACGTGTTTTCGGACAGATAGGACAAGGGAATATGAGCGTAACAATGACAGATGAACATCTCTACACCGTTGAGGAACTGGCAAAGCGACTCCGCGTGACGGGGCGCACGATCCGACGTATGATCGACGATGGAGAATTAGGGGCGATTCGCGTGCGCAATCAGTATCGCATTTCCCAAAGTGCGCTCGACGCCTATGTTCGCACCCATTCCTATCCGCAGAAAGAAGACGAAGAAGAGGGCGATTAACAAAAAGACACCCGCTTCCCTGTCTTCGCGGGTGGGGAAACGGGTGTCGTCAACAAACAGCCACAAAGAGAGTATACCGTAGAGAAACCTCTACGTCAATATAGCCTCTTTGGGGGACACACAGAAAGGGGTATCAGCGTGTCACAGGACACAAAAAATGGCGGGGGTCAACCCGCCGTACAACACTCAGGAATTACTTCATTCGTTAATCGATTTGGTATTGAGGCCATTGTGCCTCAGCAGCATTCTACCACACGCACGCCGTCGCTGTATAGCGTGCTGCAATCCGACATGTGGTGCAGGTATACCACGCGGCGGTTGCTGGGAGGTGCGCAATGAGAGAACACCTCCAGCGAGCGCAGACCGCTATCAACCGCGAGATCGATCAGATCTCGGCGGCCATGCGCGCTATCGAGATGGCAATGAGCGATGCCGCGTGCAGCGATGCCGAGCGCGACCAGATGATCGGCGTGCGCCAGTACCTCCGCGTCTCGCGTGATGCGGCGCAAGAGGCGCAGCGGCATGTGGAGGACATGCTGACGACGATACGGCTGCGCGAGGAACGGGAGGCGGATGGTGGCTAAAATCGTGCGCGGCTGGGACGGCGCGCCAATCGGCATTGTGCCGGCCAAAGGCGAGAATCCGATGCTGGTGTTCGGCTATGGGCCGGACGGGGCGACGTGCAAGGATTGTGTGCATTTTGTGCGCCTGCGCTACCACGATCAGACCTACCGCAAGTGCAATTTGCGCAAAATCACGCACGGAAAAGCCAGCGATCATAAAGCGGCGTGGCCTGCTTGTAAGAGGTATGAGGCCAGAACGGAGGCGGCGCAATGACCGATGGCCTGTCCGATGCCGAGTGGGCGCGCCACTTTGCCGAGTACCAACGCCACGCGCCTGATGTCGTGACGCGGCATGACGGCCTGTCCGACGAGTTGATCGCGCTGCTCGAAGCGGGCGCGATCACCGTCGAGCAGGCGCTGATCGACTGGTATCCCGACGTGATCGGGCGCTGGGACGACACGCCTACGGGAGAAATGGCGGTGGTGGGATGATCGACCAGCCTCAACTCTTCGATATACACGCGCCGCGTGCAGGTCAGCAGACAGGGCTGACAGCAGAGATGCTCTATACCGCCTGGTATCAGGCATACCAGGAAAAGATCGCCGAACCGCTTAAAAGCGCGGGAATACCCGCGCTGAACTACCCGACCTGGAAGCGAATGCAATCCGAAAAAGGTATCAATTCCAATGTGAGAAGGGAAATCGCGCTTTATGAGCGCATGGCTGAGTTGGCGAATGTCCAGATGGGGTCAAGTGGAAGTGTGGAGGTGTCGGCATGACGGCAGATCAGCAGCACGGAGACAGCACGAGGCTTGCGCCGGTGTGTGGCTACTACCTGAGCGATGCGCAGCGCTTTTGTGGCGATATGGCGCTGCATGCGCTCCCCGATCAGCCGGGGTATTGCTATTGCGATCAGCACTACATGGCGCTGCTGCAAGGCGATCTGACAGCCTACGTAGAGTGCCATGCCACGCGCTACTGTGTCACCTGTGGCAAGCACCGCGCGCTCACCGACGTGGCGCATAGCGAGCTGTGCCACATGTGCGCCATATTCTTTCACCACCCGGTGCATTGCTACTGCGGGATGTGTTGCGCGCGCATTGTGGCTGGCGGCGGCGCGCATGTGTGCGAAGGCGAGGCGACGCGATGATCACCGCAGATCGCGCCGCCGAAATCCGCGAATTATACGCGCTCGGTATCCGCCAACGCGAGATCGCGGCGCGCTACCACATGGCGCAATGCACGATTAGCAAGATTGTGCGCGGCGAACTGCACGCCGATGCCGACGGTCCGCGCGCGGTGACACGCCCGCGCGGGCAGTGTTGCGAGTGCCAGACGGAGCTTGTGGGCAAGGCGAAATACTGTCCTGCCTGTCAACGGGCGCGCAAACACGCCTATAACGACGCCTACTACACCGCGCACTTTGCCGCGCCCACCAAACGCCGCTATAGCACACGGGCGCACTACGATATGCGGGAAGGTGTGATCGACGGCTATCAGATCGTGGATCGGCAGACAGGCGACGTGTACGGCCTGTATCCGCGCCGCCGGGCGTCCTACCTTGCGCGCAAGTGGAACAAGGCGTATGAAAGTGAGGTGACGCCGTGAACGACAGCGAATTGGCGAACAAGCTTTGTGAGGAGATCGGCAACGTGCGCGAGGACGTGCTGGCGTTGTATCAGTCCGGTTTCCTGACCTATCAGCAGCATGAGCAAATAGCCGCCGATCTCTCCAATGCGCGCACGCGCCTGGCCTGGGCCGTGAAGACGCACAACACGCCGGTACAGGGGATGCTTATTGAGAGTGAGGCGGTGTCATGATGGGCTATTTCGATGAAATGAGCGAACGGTACGTACCGGAGACACGACGTTTCACGGCACAACAGGGTGATGTAAGGCGTTTTTCCTTGTGCTTTTCAGGAATGTGTGCTATGATGTGGGTATGCCTCACATCGATGAGAGGAGGTAGCCATGATCGTCATGGACAATTACTTGACTGTGGAGGAAATCGCTACAGAACTGAAAGTGACTCCAGATACCATCCAAAAGTTACTCCGACAAAAACGACTGATCGGCTTCAAAGTGGGGGGCGTTTGGCGCGTGACCAAAGAGGACTTAGAACGGTATGTGGAGGAACAAAAGAAGAGACAACAAACCAAATAACTGAGGCAAATCACTTTGGTTTGCCAGATAGCAGCATCACAAACGGCTCACACCGGCAAAGTCGTAGCCGTTTGTGATTGATGCGCCGCTATCCTGTTGCCATTTTCGCACATGCGAGCGACGATGGCAAGGAGCGGCGTCGAGAGGGAATACGTATGATTGTCTATTTTCATCGTGGGGGATTACTATGAACAAACAACAACGTGCGCGCGTGCTGCGCTGCACTGCGGATATTGGAGAAGAGGTGTCCTGCCCAAACGACGCCTATATGCTGATGACGATTGACGGGATGCGCGTCGCGCTGTGTGAGCGGCACGTCGGATTCATTGTGGCGGATATCGCGCGGGGGTATCTCAAGGAAGCGCAGATATCGGAGATCGCCTATCGAGAAAGCGGGGCGCAAGGATGAAATACCCTGAGAATGAACGATTCTTGCAGGTGCGCCCTTGCTTCAATAAAGTCTGCATGGGCGTGAAGCCCGCCGCGAAACTGCTTGCCTATCTGCTCTTTCGCGCGAATGGTTGCGAAGAGACAACCTACAGCTTTTCTTGCACACAAGAGGAACTGATCGACGGGCTATGCGAGGAAGTCTGCGTAAAGACGCTCCACAATACCGCCGTGCCACTTTTGCGCTTACTCGGCTTCCTGGAGACTGACGGAGCGTCCTATCGCTATGCTTACACCGTGCATCTCGATAGGACACAGCGCGCGATTGATCTTGCCAGTAACAGCAAACAATTAGAACTTTTTCTAATTGCTGCAATGCGCAAACAATTGGAACTTTTTCCAGAACAATTGGAAAAATTGCTAATTGAATTAGAAAAAGTTCCAATTCAATTGGAAAAATTGCTAATTCCATTTAGAAATATTGCTAATTCTAAAAGAGGCCGTAAGCCTTGCCCACGCGCGGCGTCACTGGCACTTTTGCCCGACCACAAGAATCTTAAAGAAGAGAAGAAGAAACAAGAAGAATCAAGAAAGAGCGATTCATTGCGCACGGCTAGCGCCGATGCGCCACATGCGCCGGATGCTCTCTCAGCGCCTCTCTCGTTTGAGGACGATGCCGAAGAGACGATTCCGCGCTTGCCAGCGATGCCGCGACCTGAGACGGCGTCTCAACATACATCTCTCGCGCTTGTCCAGTCCCCCCAGCAGGTGTTACCGGCGGTTTCGGTTGCGCCTGACACTGGACACACTGGCGAGCAGGCGGCGTTCGGACAGCGCGCGCCTGTTGCGCCGGGGGCAAACGTCAACACGACGCCGCCGCACCCTGAGAAGCCGCCGACGAACCCGGCGCTGCCCGCCGTGAAACCCGCCCGCAAAGCCAAAGCCGACCCGGCGGATACGCCCAAAGGCCCGCCAGCGATGCCGACTGCCGACATGCCCTGGGGGACGCGCAAGTGCCAGGCGTGGTTTGACTATTGGCGCGGCGGCATTCCCATCAGCACATACAAGCTCATGCAAGCCTCGACGTGCGCCAAAGGCTTAGCCGAGCAGTTCGACGAGGCGACCGTGATCCGTATCCGCGGCGTGATGGAGGCCGATCCGTACTACGTCGCGCTGGGCGGCTGTGACATCTGCGATGTTGCCAACAACATCCGCAAGTACCTCAAGCGCGAGCAGGCACACCGTCCTGCCGCGCCAGACACCGCCAACGCGACAGGGCGCGGCCCGTTGGTCAGCCTTGAGCAGCGCCAGAAAAATATCGACGCCGCCAAAGCGCGTGTGGCGGCCAAACAGGCGGCGTTATCCGCAACGCCGGGAAGGACAGCGCCATGAACAGCACACCCATGCAGCACGCCTCCGCCGTCTCGCCGTTTCCCAACTTCAAGTCGCGTTTCCTGGCCTATCCGCAGACGCCAGACGAAGCGACCGCGACCTGTCCGACCTGCGGCGTCGTCGTGCCGCCCAAAGCCGTCGAGATGTACGGTGTGCGCCGCTACATCCGCGAGCAATGCGCCTGCGAACAGGACGCCCGCGCTGCCCGCGACCGCGATGCGCAACTGGCGACCCAACGCGCCGCCTATGCCGCGAACTGCTACACCTGGCTCGGCACGCGCTGGCGAGACACGGCGCTGGCCGCCAAGTCCTTCGCCACCTTTGATCGCGCCCGGCAGCCTGACGCGTATGACGCCGCCCGCCTGTTTGTGGGCGACTGCAAAGGCTCGCTCATCCTGCACGGCTCCTACGGCACGGGCAAGACGCACCTGCTCGCGGCAGTCTGCAACGCCGTCATGGCCGAGCGCAACCTTTCCGCGTTGTTCACGACGGCCTCGAAACTGTTTGCCGCGATTCAGGCGCGCATCAACGCCAAAGACGAGGATTACGGCGTGCTGGTGTCACGCGCTATCCGCGCCGGGCTGTTCGTGATCGACGATATCGACAAGGCCAACCCCAGCGCGTTCCGCAATGAGATTTTTCTGGAAATTCTCGACGCGCGCGTGAACGACCATCGTCCGACGGCCATCAGCACGAACCGCTTAGACGAACTGGAAAAGTTTGTGGGCGGCGCGTTCTGCTCGCGGCTGAAGATCGGGCAGATCGACGCCGCCATGAACGGCACGGACTTCCGCGACGGCTTATGGGCGTAAATGCGCCGCAGCGGCAAATTTGGGCCGAGACGGAGCGCAACGTGGCGTGCGAACGAACAAGGCAAATGGAACCGGTTGCATGGCACGAAAAATTGAAGATAGCAAGAAATGGAGAATAAACGATGGCCTATCCCTGTGAGCAAGCTGGCGATTTCTACCGGCAGACGGGCTACTATTGCAATTGCCCAGTTTGCCTGGAGGCGGAACGATTAGCGGATATCGAGTATGCCAACACCGTGATCAAGCCGCGTGAAGAACGCCGGGCATCGCTGGTGGCTGGTATCAATCGCTACTGGCAAGATACCAACCATGAAGACAAGCGATTGGTGGTCGCAACGGTCATTCTCCCGGAGGATGACGGCACTGTGTACGAGGATAACGATGCTGTAAATGATTAGTGTAGCATCGCTGGCGACGAACCCCTGAAACGCCAGCGACGCGGAAAATGGAGGAATGATGAAAACACTTTTAGGCTATCACCTGATCAGCGTGGCGGACTGGCGCGCGCTGCCACGAACTCTGGCAGCAAAGCGGCCCCGTCATCAAGCTGGCGACGCCGCCGGGTACAACGGCGGATTCGGTGTGTACAAATAGCAAAAGGAGCAAATGATGAAACAAGATGAATTCTTTATCGGCCAGACGGTGTGGTGGGAGCGGCGCTATGCCCTGCCGCCCAGACGCGCCGCAGTGGTGATGCTGTTGCCGGACGACAGCACTGATGGCTGTGTCGGCGTCGCTGTCGCCCGTTACGCGCGGCGCGAATGGTTTCCCTACTGGGCCGGGCCGCGCCACCTCTCGCCGCGCAGCATAACGACGGAGACGATCCCCGCGTTCTTCGCAGCGGTGGCAGCCTGGGCATACACAAAAGCGGCGCGCCACTATGCGCACCTTGCCCAGGTCGCCAACAGCCCGATGCCAGCGGGCAGCCAGGCGTGGGCGGCGCAGGTTCGGAGCAGCCTGGCCGCGATGGAGCGCGAAGTGGGCGAAATGGGCCTGATCTTCCGTCGCGACGACGCCGGCCACGTCCGGCTGCTGCCGATGACCGACTGCGAATGCGACGCCTTTATCGCAGCCAGCGCCCCGTCCGAGAGCGAGGTGGCGCGATGAGCAGCCTCTACCTCGACGCACCTGCCATACGTACCTGGTTGACCCCGCCGGAACAGCATTCGCGCTGGCGGCCATTTTGCGCAAATCTCGACTGCGCCTGCCACTACGACGAGGCGCGCTCTCGGCAAAGTCGGCGCGCACGGCACGCAAGGCGAAGACACGAGAAAGCGAGGATCACGATGAACGGACAGTGTGAACGATGTGGCGCGACGCGACCACTCCAGAAAGTGACGCTGAAAGCAGAGACGCGGCAGCAGACCTCGTATCTCTGCCAGGAATGCGTCAACGCGGTGATCCGCGCCAACACGGCCTGGCAAAAAGCGAAGAAATCGTAGCGCGACCAACAAGCGGGATCGCCGGTCTCCCAATCACAGCATGACCGGCATATCCCCTGACCGTAGAACGAACGGCGGGGCAAGTGTGAAAGGATGCATTGCTATGAAACTGCACAGCGCAGCTGTCGCCCAATTTGTGGGTGTGACGCTCACCTTTATCATCGAAACCCTGTTTAGTTTTCTCGCTGGCTGGGCCATGTTTGATGAATTTCAAGCCTGGGGATTTTGGCCTGCGTTCATCGTGGGTGTACTGGCGGGATTGGTATTCTTGCTCCTCGGCTTGTATGTCTTCATCTTGCGCGAGTATGCCATCGACGCCAATAAGATATTCGCGCGCATTCGTGGCGAGAAAGCCACTGCCCGTATCGCCTGGGCTATCTTCCTGGTAACGCTGGTGGTGATCATTGAGTCATTCATCAATGCCAATCGCATGAGCGTGCTACCCATCAGCAATGGTCAAGCAAAGGCGTTTTTGTGGGTCATGTTTCAGGCGCTGGTATTCGTCCCTCTTGCTTTGGGCAAGCTCGTTCACGGCCACGTCAACGCGACTGACCCAGAAATCGAAGAGCGCAAGTTTTATACGGAATTAGATAGCGCGTTCTATACCGGCGTGCGCCAGCAGCTTCCTGGCATGAGCCTTGCTGAAATTGCGCGCTTGCGGCAAGGCAACGTCGCGCCTTTGCAACAGCGAATGCAAGCCGCTGAGGATGAGCGCGACCGCAAGGCGCAAGGTGATCCGCCCCACCCTTTAGCGCAGGGCTTGCGGACGATCTCGCCCGAACCGCAAACCAGGAGCCACCAGAACGGGCGGCAGTAGCGCCTGAAACGGAGGCAGAAAAATCAAAGGAAAAATCAAATCATCATTTAATTTTTCTGCCACCTCACGGGGCTTCACAGGCCGATCTGCCAAAGTTTTACAAAAAGCGCGGGAGACAGCGAACAGAAGTCAAAACAAAAAGCGTCATACTGTATCGTTTAGAGCGTCACAAATGGCCGCAGGGGCTGTCTGAGTACATGCAGTGGTACTACGAAACCAACTACATCAAACGAGGAGGAAAGTTTCATGACAAAGCAGAGCAGTGGAAAGCCGAAATCAGACGATCAAAAATCCACATCGTTTCCTCAGATCACGCTTCTTGACGCAAAAGAATTTTTGTTTCAAGTGGATGGCGAAACGGTCAATGTGGAAGATGCAACCGATGAACAATTTGACCAGTTCATCCGGCATCACATCAAAGTAGGCTGGACATTGGAGGACAGGGTAGACGCGGTAAATTTCGCATTGAAAGAGGGCAAAACGCTGGCGATCTTACCGGAGAAAAATCAAATAGCGATTTAATTTTTTCAGGCAGTGAATCCGCTTCACAGGCGGGTTAGAAGGGAAGTGAGATTGTGACAGAGTTTGAACGAAAATTTAATAAACTGACAGCAGAGGGGAAACGCAAAGTAGAATATTATCGGCAGCACCCAGAGAAATTGGCACTGCTACTAGTGCAACTCTACTTGAGGATTTGTTATCCGAGCGTTTGGGCTGTGCTGCAATTGCTACCGAAGGGACGAACGAGGAAGTGACCAATCGCCGGTTCGTCGCGGCACTCGTGGCGCTCAGCTTGCCCGTCGCCGTCGTGATCGTGGCCTACATCGCCATCGGCTTGTTGCTGTATCGTTGATCGCTTGCCTGTATGACAGGCGCAAGCGGGTGTTTGAAAGGATGTTCGTATGTCAATTTCGATGGGCGTGTTACGAGCGATTCTGCTGAGTAGCCAGAATCAAGCCGAATCGTTTATCTCCGAAGACCCGATGCCCACGCTGATTCGTGTCAAGGTGACAACGCGCCTTGCTTATCGCCTGATAGTGAGATATGCCCCGCCAACCCCTGATGAGCCGGGAACCTATCTGCTGTCCATCTACCGCGTGACCTACCCTGACGCCGCCGAGGGCAAGGGCTGGGGCGAGCCACACTATGCCGAGACACCGCATAAAATCTGCCCCTTTACCGAGAAGGCGGCATTTCTCGCCTACCTTGCCGAGATGGATTTTTCTGCCGCTGAGAACTGGTCGCCGGTTGAACCTGACTAGGAAAGGACGTTCAACGATGAATACACCCGCGCCCATGCTCTCGCGTTTCAAAGCGTGGCTGCTCAGCACGCCGCTCTTCGCCTGGGCCTACGCACAAGGCCGTGCCGAGAGCGATCGTGACGTGACTGCCGCCGCGTACCAGCACGGCTACGACGATTGCGAGCAGCGCATCCCTGGCCTGCTCAAACTTGCGCGTGAGGACGCCGGGCGCATCGGCTACCGCCGCGGCCAGGACGAGAATGCGCGCATCTACACCGAGTATTGCAGCGAGCATCCCGGCTGCAAGCTGGTGCGCCTGCGCGACGGCCTGACGCTCACCTACGGTTTGTGCTACAACCTGCACAAAGCCGCCCGTGACGCCGCCGATGCCAGCCGCGATACCGACGGCGTGATCCCGCGCGCGCTCATGCCTGACAAGTCCGCCACGAACTACGGGCAGGCGTTCCGACCGCCGACACGTCCGACGATTGACCTGAGCACGCGATGAGGTGACTGCTCTATGCGATCCTCTTCTATGGTTGGCTGCTCGACAGCGACCCCGGCGGCGTGCATACCTTCGCGCTCGCGTTACAGCACGCCGATAACCGCCGCTACGCCCGCACCTGGCTGGATCGTGACGTATCCGCATGATCATCGTCTACCAGTATGATCATCGCAGTTTTGTCGCCGTCTTCACCGACTATCGGCGCTACGGCGGCCTGTGGGCGACCGACTACGACCCGTGCCGCGCTGTTGCACGCCTGCTCGCGGGTGACTATGGCCGTGGCAAGCCCGCCGATTGGCCGCCTGCTGAGTACCGCTAAGAACAGCCAAAGCGGTTCAGGAACATATGGACAGGCAAGCGTGGCTGCGTGAGCAGTTGGCAAAGCTGGCGGCAGAGCCGATGATCCGAGGGCGCTATGCCTTCAAGGCCGTGTCCGAAGGCGGCACACTGGCGACTATCAAACGCGAGCATGGCTATGTCCAGCGCGGCGCAAAGAACTGCTCGCAAGCGCAATTCGACGCTTATCAACGCGCCTGTGACTATGCCGAGCGTAACGGCCTGGGTGACTATGAAGCCGCCTATGCCCTGCTTACCGCCGCGTTCGATGAAGTGTTCCCGTCGTAATTCGTAGATTGTCCTGATACATTTTTTGTGCGCGACATGCGCGCTGGCCTTTGCCGCCGCCGTGATTATTGTCGTGTTTTATATCGTCGCGCACGGGATAGGCATCGGATGATTATCATACTTCCGCCGTGGTTAGTGTATGCCGGTTCGGCACTTGGCTTCGCGTGGCTGGCCGGTATCACGCTGTTGTTGTGAAAAATTGTGCAATATCTCTGGTCAAAAGAGGAGGAGGATTGACATGCCCAGACGCATCGCGCCACATCTTGAGGTAGCTACGGATATGTACGACGATATCCGTGCGTATTTGAAAGAGATAGCCGCGTATCCCCTACTCACAGCCGATGAAGAGCAATCCCTTGCAAGGCAGATAGCGCAAGGCGATATGCAAGCCCGCCAGCAGTTCATCGAAGCCAATTTGCGCCTGGTTGTTTCTATCGCCAAAGCCTATAGCCACAACAACCCGGCGCTATTGCTTGACCTCATCCAGGAGGGCAATCTGGGCTTGATGAAAGCCGTCGAGAGATTTGACTATAGCCGTGGCACGCGTTTCTCGACGATGGCGACGAATTGGATCCGCCAAGCGATCCAGCGCGCGCTCCCAGAACGCTACCGGCCTATTGCCTTGCCTGTCTATCGCCATGAAATCCTCAAGAAAATCAAAAAGACGTTCAACCTGTTGACAGATGATCTCAACCGAGAACCGAGCGTCGTAGAACTGGCTACAGCAATGGACATGCCAGAAGCTGAAATCTATGAATATTTATCATGGGATAAAGAGCCGGTATCATTGGATATTCCGTTGGATCAGGATGATTTCAACGGCTGGTCATTGGGCGACACGCTGGTCGATCCCGCCAGCACGCCTGATGATCAGGCCGCGCAAGCTATCCTAGAGGAGCAAGTGCAGCGCGCGCTTGCGCAGCTTGACGCGCGTACACGAAAAGTCGTCACGTTGCGCTACGGGCTGGACGGGGCGGGCGAGCGCACACTGGAAGAGATGAGCGAAGAAATCGGCGTGACCAGGGAGCGCGTGCGCCAAATCGCCATCAAGGCGCTGGAAACCACACTCAAACGCGCGCTCCGCCAGCAGCGCGACATGGCCGAAGCATGATGATCGTCTTCGTCTACCAGTATGATCATCGCAGTTTTGTCGCCGTCTTTGCCGACTACCGGCGTTACGGCGGCCTGTGGGCGACGGGGCGCACGCCCGAAGAGGCGGCAGCGCGCTTGCGTGCGGGCGACTATGGCATCAGGCGCGCGCAAGAGTTTGCCGAGTAGCACTTCCTTGCCACATTCCCCAGAGGTGCTTGCGAGTTTTCACGAATATTTCCAGATTGCCCAAAACTCATGTCAAATCCCTTGACATTGTATCTGTTTTCTGATATAATTAGAGAGTAAGAGAGAGAACAAAAACATCAAGGAGATTGAAAATGGATATCGAACAGCTTCTCACCAAACACAGCGACAACTACCGCTTTCACGGCGTCCAGGGCGCGACGCTCCGCAAGCTCATCGGCCAGTCCGAGAACGGCCAGATCGTTCTCTGGGGTCAGAGCGACCCCGATGGCGATTTCTCTGAGTACGTCCAGGGCGCGGGTTCCCTGTACGTGACCGATATCTCCGGTATCGGACTCTCGTATAAAGAGTTCGCTTGCGAGGACGGATTAGTCCTCGTGCTTGAGAAGCAAATCGAAAATCCCCAAGAGTCTTTCCCCCGCGCCGCCACGCGGATCGAGCGTCTCATCGAAACCGCCGAATGGCGTGTTATCGGCGGGCTTCGTGCCACATCCTTTGATGAGGATGGGGATTACGAAGAGGATGAGGCAATCTCCCTGAGCGATATCCTCTCTGAGAATTTCTAATGGAAGAGAAAGTTTGCTCCAAGTGTGGCGGGAGCGGCCCATTTCCCGCCACTGGCAACATCTGTAAAGCCTGCCGCCACGCCTATCAGGCGGCGTGGTATCAGAAAAATAAGGCGCGCATCAACGCCAAACCGCACAAGTCGCCCGCGTATAAACGGGAGCGAGATGTTGCGAAACAGCGCCGCTACAAAGCGCGCCATCCTGAGCAGTACCGCGCCTACAGGCGGGAGCTAGCGCGGCGCAACTATGCGAACAATCCCGCGTATCGTGACCGTGTCCGCGCCTACCAAAAGGCGCGCTACCAACAAAAGAAAGAGGAAAAGTAACATGGCAAAGTATGGTGGGTATCCCAACCATGCGGCCCGTATGGCCGCGAACACCCCCAATAAGCCGGGCGATGTCCGGCAATGGAAAGTGTCTAATGGAAAATCTGTCAAGTTCGTTCTGGCGGGTAGTCGCCAGGATGCAAAGCGTCAAGCCGGTCTTTCCGGCAAAGTAACGGCGGTTGTTTCTGTTGAGTAGCAAATCGTCTCCGGGCTGGTGCGATCAGCCCCGTTCTCGTAAGAGGTTGAAACGTATGGCAGGAAAAGGCGCGCCCGCGGGCAACACCTACGCGGCCAAAGCGGGCCGCGGTATCGGCCTCAATATCTACCTCTCGCAGGCGGATATTGAGCGCCTGCAATCCGCGCTCGCAGCCCGTGGCGATGATCCCGCGCAATGGCGACGTGCCGCTCGCATCGCCGCCAAAGCTGGCATCCAGCAAGCGGGCGCACGCGAGTTTTCAGGAGAGCAGCAAATTGCTCTCCAAACCCCTTGACATTGTATCAGTTTTCTGATACAATGTGATCAATGAGAGGGAACAAGCGAGTTCCCACAGTCGGGGCCAGTCCCCACAAGGCCGCGCAAAGCGGCAAGAAAGCGAGAGAAATCATGACACAGGCAATTTTGCTGGATCAGTGGACTCCTGCGGAGTTACTTGAGGAATTTGTGCGCGTTCGTAATGTCCAGAACAGCGAACTCAAAGATCGCCTCTGGTTTCGCCAGGGATATGCGGGCGATGTCCTGGGGTGGATTCACTCCAAAGGCTTCGCTGTGAAGCAAGCCTGGAAGTGGAATAATACTACCTACCACTGGAACTCAGAACTTTCCCTTATTGAGGGGAAAGAAGATCAGTGGGAACCGTATCCTGATACGTGTTCTCTTGTCCCACTCGTAGACGGGCAAGTGTACCACAAGTAGGTAGCAACGCCCGCCCGTGGGCTACGCGGGCAAGCAGACACGGCGAAAGGAAAAAGACAATGGCAAAGTTTATCGCATCGTATGAAATCTATCAAGCAGGGGAGTTTCGTTCTCCTCAGGATAATTATTCTTTCGGCGATCTGCCGATTGAAGCCGCTACTGAGCAAGCAGCAAATGAGCAAGCGAATGCCCTGCTTAATAATCAGTTCCCTGCCACGCGGGGATATAAAATTGAGGAAGTCCGCTTAGAAAAAGTCGCGGACTAGCCCTCATCATCCCGCCCACGCGCCCGATCCGGCCACACGGATCGGGCGTTTTTGTTGTGCTTATCCGCGCGGCGGCACAGCGCCAATCGGAATGCTCTGCTGCATGGCCCACGGCTGCGCGCCAAACGCCTGTTGCGCTGTAGGGGCTGGCAGTGCAGATGGCGGCATCGTCAGACTGGCGGCAGTTGGATTCGGTGCGGCCTGCGATTGTACGGGCGTTTGCGCGGCAGCCCACAATGCCCGTACCGCGCTATCCGCAACTGGATAGCGTGCCTCCAGCGCGTCCAGGCGCGATAATGCTGCGTGTTCCAGCGCCGAAAGGCGACTGTCGAGTGCTGCGTGTTCCAGCGCCGAAAGGCGACTGTCGAGTGCTGCGACGGCCTCCGCTCGCACATCGCTCACCGCTTGCGCCGCCTGCGGGCTTTGCACGAGCGCGATGAAGCCGTGCAGGAACGGCGCGAGAAAGCCGATCACGCCCGCCGTCGCAATCACCGGCGTATTCGTGCCGGTTTGCAGCACCGCCTGCCCACCGGCAACCACGCCGCTCGACACCAGGCCGAACAGCAGCGACAGCGCGCCGTGGATCACCACATCCATTGACGACGTGATGCGTACTTTGTTCATCATAATGAGACCTCCTGTGTTATAATCCTCACAACGAAAAGTGAGGAAACCTATGCCAAACGAACGAGAAACCAAGTTTGCCGAGTTTGCACGATTGCTCTATGACGACTTTCTCCAGCTTGCCAGAGACGATGAAACCAGCATCAATGATATGCTTACTCCCGACTATACTGAGCAGTGGCGCATAAAGGTTGAGCAACTCATCGCCAAACGCACCTATGACCTCGTGGCGCACGCGCTTACCTATGTCCCACGCTATGCAGGTATTGATCCGGAGATTGTACTCGAAACGATCCCCGACCTCACCGCACTCCCGCCGCTCGACTAACTCAAATCCTTCAATGCCGCCGCGATCTTGGCTTGCAGCGCGCTATCCGGCTGCGCCGCTTGCAGTGTCGTGTAATCGGCTTTGGCTTGCTCTAGCGCGGTATAATACGCCACGGCTTGTAGGCGCGCTTTGAGCAGTTCGACGCCGACCCACATCACGAACACGCCGCGATCCTGTGTCCATTCCAGCACGCACTCACGGAAGAACTGCTGCGTGCCGCCGCCTAATCCGGGATTCGATGCTTCAAGTTGCGCGACCATATGCGCGTCGTCAAGCGGCTCGTTCTCGGCGGGCCAGTGATTCGCCAGCACCCAGGCGCGGAAGCCCTGCTCAACCTTGACGCCGTTGGGCGCGGTCAAGATCGTGCCGTCGTCATGCCAGCCTCGCGGCACGCCGCGCGCTTCGTTCATCCACGGCAATACGACCGCCGTTGCCGACACCAGTTGTAGCTTGCTTGCGTCATACGTGCGCGGCCCAGGACGTACCCCTGTCGCGGCTATCGACGCCGTATCATGCACCAGCACATTCCCGTCCGCCGCCACGCCTGACACCACAATCGCGTGATTGCCCGACGGCGGCCATGCATACGGCACGATATCGCCCAGCGCCAGATCGTGCATTCCGCTCTCCGCACCACATGCCAGCACCGGATAGCCCTGCGCCAGCGCGTCCTTGACGGCCTGCACCGAGACGATGAGCGGGTGATAGCCCAGGCCCATACCGCTCAGCATGGTATAGAGTTGCGGTAGCGTCGTTCCCGCGGTGTTGCTCGCGCTGGTGCTGCCCTCAAGCCGCCCGTACCAATATTGCGCCAGGTTTGACGCCTCAAGCACCGTACCCGTCGGCCCGTGGTTTGGCTCGCCCGCATAACGGATCAGGCTCGCGGCATAGGCGACGCATTCGTACTCTGAGCGACCGGGAATGAACTGATCGACGCTGAGCAGATCGCACACCTCGCCCTTTGCGTTCAATGTTGCCATATCATCTCCTTTGTGCCGGCCAGGGCAAGCCAAAATCGCGGCGTTTGATTTTTGCCATGCGCCCGTCGGGATGATGCCACACAATACCCTCAAATTCGTGCGTTCCCAGATAGTCCAGGAGTTCTCCCCAGGTACGCGGATTTTCCCAGGATGGCAATGAAATCGGCGCAAGCGCAAAGGGATACAGCACCGGATACGGCGATTCGACGCCGCCCTGTATTTTCGGCCCTAACGCTTCGCACGGCCACGCGCCATCAGGCCAGCCAATGTAGTGCGTGTTATCGACGGCGGCAAAGATATGCCGATCCGCCGGATCGTCGCGCCGCGCTTCCACATAGCCCGGCTCAGCGCCGTTGGCTTTCTCTTCGCGGGTCGGATTGCGCCGCTTCTCGACAAAGGTCACTTTTTCAGAGACAACCGTAACCCGAACATTCGTGCCATCTTTCTTCACAGTAGGAACGCCCTCACCTGCTAACACCCATGCAGCGTCAGGGTTGACTTCGCGTGTCACGAGCTTCATGTTGTCAGGGTTACGCACAAACAACGTTGGGATTTTCTCCAAAGTTCGATTCTCCTTTAGATGTTTTCTATCCATCACATCGCGCAATTGCACGTTTCGCCCGGCGCAATGCCGCAGTCGCACACGCGCTCATAGATCGCCTGTTCGTAGCGCGGCTCATGCACGAACGCCCGCGCCGCCGTATTCCAGGTCACAATCTCATCGCCGGTTGCCGCGCGCCACGGGTGCGTGAACGTCGGCATGTGCGCGTTCGTGTTGACGTTGAACGGCTGGAACGCCACGCGACGTAGCCCGCGACTCACGGCATACGGCATGATTCCCTCACGATTCATCACTCCTAGTTATGTAACGCACGAGCGAGCGCACATGTGGTATACTTCCCAAAAACAAGGAGGTATTTGATGAAATCATTGATCGTCGCTCTTGCGAGTGTTTCAATGACCGCGCTCGCGCTTGCCATTGCCGTCATCGAAACACTGACCGCCAAAGACTAGGCTTCCCACCATTTGAGTGTTGCCGCCCAGGCATTGGTCGCCGTCGAGACGGCCATCAGTATGCCATAGCCGGGCGGACACACTTTGACCTCATCGACATCCAAAAAGTCCGTCGTATTGTCGGCCAGCGTGTACAGCGTTTCAATGAGCGTATCGCCGCTGGTCGAGATGTTTGCGCCCGCATTGGTGTAGGATGCGCTGGCAACCGACGCGCTACCGCCTGCCAGTCCGTTGATCGGCGTGATCGCCGTCCCCAACGCCGGATCGGTGGTTGGCACGAGGTACAGACTGTGTATCCGCGCCGATGCCACCCCAACCTTCGCGCTGAAAAAGTACAGCGTCTTCCCAGAACCCGTCGGATTAAAGACGGACAGACCTTCGGTAAACGTGCCGGAACTGGTCTGCGAGCCGGTTGACGCAACAAAGGCTTTGCCTGCCAGGATCGCGTTAGTTACTTTATCAACCATCACCCCCGCCGCGTACTTGATGCTCGTGGCAGAATCGGTCGAAACGTAGGACGCTTGCCATGCTACCGCATCCTGCCCGTTCGTCGGGTCATAGAGCGGCAACAGGCCGTTGGGAAAATTCGGATTGGCATTGATTTCGCTTGTCATACTTCTTTCTCGCTTTCTCTCGGTTGCGTTTCGCTCTGATGCACGCTGGTCACGCCGTTTTTCGTGTCGCGGATCGTCAGCGATTCGCCGTCAAATTCAATCACCACGCCCTGCTTGGCAAACCAGTTGATCAGCAGGCGCAATCGCCCTTCCACGGTCTTGACGCGGCGTTGTAAGACCTCGTTTTCCGTTTTGAGCAGCCCCGTCACGCGCTCGGTAATCTCGTCCTTCGCGCGCGAAAACGCCGCCCGGTACGCCAGATAGCCGCCAATCGCGCCCGCGATGATCACGATCAGATTGATGATGGTCAGGTACATGACCCAACTGGTCATAGCCGTTCCTCAAGGTGCGTCACGCGACGCCGCAGCGCCTCAAGCTCCGCCATCAGGATGCCGTGCGCCAGCGTATGCGCCGCGATAAAGCGCCGCAGCAGCAGGATGGCATACGGCCCGCCCACGGCTGTCGTCAGAAAAATCAGCACCGTGGCGACGCGCGCCAGCGTCAGCAAAAGCATCATGCCTCTCCTTAATTGCCGAGAATGCGCACGATGCCGGAGGCCGTGCCGCTATAACTGCCCTCAAGCGAGAGCGTGTCGAAACCGGCCAGCACCTCCGCGCCTGGGCAATAGCGCAGCAGCGTCGTCGATGTGGCGAACGATCCGCCCGCCAAACTACCGCAGGTGTGGATGCTTTGCGCCGTGCCTGACAGCAAGAATTGGATGCCGTTGCTGCTGCTCGTGGTAAAGCCGCCGGACGTCGCCCAGGCCATGAACGTGAAGGCGTGCGGCAGCACAATCGATTGCGGCGTGCTGCCGCTATTCTCGTAGCCCGCGAAGATCAGCAGTACCTCTTTGCGGTTGGCGTACACCGTCTCATAGAGCGTAGCCGTCCCTGCCGTCGTGCCAGTCAGCACCACATCCGGCGGGTTATCGACCTGGTACACCCAGCCCTCGATGGCATCGAGAAATGCCGCGCTAATACCGGGCGCGCCGCCATTCGTCCAGGGTGAACCGGTGTTCGTGTACGGCGCGACATACGCCGGGCTATACGTTCCCATATCATGCTCCTAACTGCCTCGCGGCGTGAAGGACTAACTAAAGGTCATATCAAGCGTAAAAGTGATGCTCTCCGTCCCAGCCTTTGGATTGTGACTCCATAAGCCGTGGGCGATGAGGATACCGGTATTCGGTTGCGCGTTGGCGGTGCTGCCGCCCACAAAGCCCACTTCCTCGATATCGGCGCCAATATCGTCGCTTGGGCCTAAGTACATCGTGACGAGAATTTCTCCGGTGCTGCCGTCGGTATACGTCGTGACCGCTTTTCTGAATGTCTCGTTCCCAAGTGCGGTATCCCCTGCCGTCGGCGGCGTGGTGCTGTTTCCCAGTGCGACGTAGGTAATCATCGGGTTATTCGCGCCTGCCGCGCCGTCGCGCCACAGTTCTAAGCCAGCATCTGTTTTCGTAATGGCGGTCATAATTCACCTCAGCAAGGGTAATTGGTCGCGCTGGGATACAGCGTCGTATTGACGATAGGGCAAGCATAGACGTTGACAGTCAGGCTCATGGCGACAGAGATTGCCATAGGGAACGAGGCCAGGAACGGCACATTTTGGGATAGCCCCACATTGATCGAGTTGGCGGGCGCGTTTGCCCCGAACGTCTTGATAAAGAAATCGATCCAACTCACGTCATACGGCCCCTGCACCGCCTTGACCGTGAACCAGATATTGAATGAATCCGTCTGGTCGCTCGCGGACACCTCCTCAATCAGCATTTGCGCGTTGGAGAGGCCATACATCGGCAAATTGACCGTAATCAACTGTCCCTGTGCAAAGCCGCTTTGCAGTGTCGTGAATTGCAAGAGCGCGCCTTGCACGCCGTAGCGCGTCAGCAGTTGCCCCGCCTCTGACAGGCCGTTGGCGATGCTGGTAATCGTGGCGTCCGTCTCGACCTCCTCCACAATGCCTGATGTGCCGTCCACTTGCGCCTGATAGGCCACTTGCGCCGCGTTTTGCGCCAGGATCATCGTCTCATATTGGCCGGTGTACACGACTTTCAGCAGGTCGTTATAGGGCGCGCCGCGCAGTTTCGTGCCGCTGCTGTCCTGCGCAATAATCGCGTCGCCTGCCGCCCAGTAGAACGCCTGTCCTGATGTGCCTTTCAACCCGACCGACTGCACCGTGTAGCCCAAATAGCCGCCACTGCCATTGCCGAGATCGATGCTAATCACCGGCGGCGAGGCCGTCGGATCGGCGCTCATCTCGTAGCCCATCGCCCACGATTGCGTCGTGCCGTCGCCTGTCCTGATTTCCGTTTGCGTCGCCGTTTGCTGCACGCCGCCGCCGATGTACTGCGTGTTCCTGTACGTCGGATTGGCGCGTGTCAGCGTCGGCGGGTTCTGCACCAGTTCGATCTGCGTGCCATCGACGACCGCCGTATTCACGATAGCCGTGTACGGCACGAACCACAGCGCCTTGTTTTCGTCGATTTGCCAGTAGTAGGGGATGCCCGCCGCGCTCGCCTGGCTGACCAGCGCGTCTAAGGCTTGCGAGACCGAGCAGTACACGAAATTGGCTTGCGGCACAAGCCCGACGTTACCGCCAGGGTAGAGCGTCGTCTGCGGATAGAGCGTCGTTGCGGGCGGAATGCCGTCGTAAATCTGCCCAATCGTCACGCCCTCTTGCGCGAGAATGTTGGTGACAATCCACTGCACCATCTCGCCGCACGTCTTGTTCGTAAATGCCGCCGCCATGACACGCTTATCCGCCAGCCAGTGCTGGTCGCAGCAGGTGATCGTGTGGATCAGGCTATTCTGGAAGCCCGGCTTTTGCTCTTGCGGCGTCGTGATGTAGCCGCTAAACACCAGCGTACCGCTCGCGTCGTAGATTTGTACCTGCTGATATTGCACAAAGTGCAGCGGCGGATTCGTGTACGCCGTGAACGACGCCTGCGAGCGTTTGCCGATGGTGTTATCGATGCTGAGCGTGCCGGCCAATACGAACAGCGTCACGCCGCCCGTCTGCACGCTATACGTCCCGGTGCCGACCACTGGCGGCCCCGGCGGTGCTGGCGGCGTCGGCACAATCGCAAAGTATGCTTGCACCGTGGTATAGCTTGACAATCCGTAGATATCGTGGCAGTCGTAGAACGTGCCGCCGCCGCAGGTATACAGATAGCCCGCCTCCACATTGGACACGGTTTTGAGCAGCGTGTACGCCTCCACCAGATACGCGCCTTGCACCGCTGGGCCAACATCGTGCGGGCAGGTTGTGCTGCCCTTGCTGCCTTTGCCCTCCCAGCCGAACTCGGTCACGCGAATAGGCAAATTCACGCCGTTACTCACCATCGCGCTATTGATGGCCGCCACAATCGTCAGCAGTGCGGGCGCGCCTCCGGGATTGGCGTCCAGCGGGTCATGGCCGGCGTTATAGTAGTGGAAGTTGGCATAATCCATGTACAGGCCGCCGCCGAGCGCATAGAGCGCGTTGAACCAGTAGCCTGGATCGCCATTATTGCCGATGTTGCCGCTGTAGGACGTATAGCCAAAACAGCCCACCGTGAGCGATGGATTGAGCGGTTTCAAGAACGGGTAGGACTGCGAAATCACGCCGTAATAGACGCTCGCATCGCGACACGCGCCGCTGACGTAGGCAAATTCTTCATTGCCCTGCTCGACGCCGCAGATCACCGACCCGTAGCGTTGGATGATCTGATAGCCCCACATTTGCATCCCTTGCCACATCGGCAAGCTGCATGTCGGATCAAGCCACCAGTTCGCAAAACCTTCTATCGTCAGCACGATGCGACATTTAAGCGCCACAAACAGATCGACCGCCGTATCCATCGATGTCCAGTCAAAGGTTTCGCCCGTAATCGTGTACGCGCTCGCGCTATGCGCATTGGCAAACGTCGCCGTAAACGACGTGCCAGTCACCCCTGACGGCGTCACAAATTCCGAGGTTCCCGCCGGATCGGCAATGAACAGCAACTGCGAGGTGGTGATGTTGACCATTGATGCGGGCGTGACCGTGTTGACGCCTGCCGTGATCGCCGTCACGCTGGTGGTATTCACCACTTGCGTCTTGTCGTGATCCTTATTGTGGCATTGCAGGCGCACCGTGACCGGCCCTAGCGCCGCCAGTTCCGCCGCCGTCGTGCTGCTGACGTACTTCTCCAGCGTCGTCACGCCGTACATGAGCGAGGTTGGCGCGAATCCCGGCGTGCTGACCGCCGTATCGCCCGCCACGCCCGCGCCTGCCACCGAGGACAGATGTACCGCGAATTGCGCGCTTGACCCCGAACTATTGGAGTTGCCCAGCACGTTGAGGATGCAATCGAGATACAAATATTGCGTGAAACTGAATGACGCGGCGGACAGACCCAGCGCGGCCCACGTGTACGTCGTCTTCGAGCTGATGGTTTGCCCTGAGAGCAGCAGCGTGCCAATCGGCGTGTACACGCCTGTGGAGGTGTCGTATATCCACGAACGAAAGTACATATCCGCCGTGATCGTCCCCAGCGTCACGCGCAAGGTCACGCTCGGCGTCCACAGCCCGTTCTCAATCGTCTGCCCAAACAAGAGCGCGCTATCGAGCAGCCAGCCGAGGCCCGATGGCGCGATACTGCCAATCGGCCCGGCTGCCGCAGCCCACACCGTGTTCGTTCCCAGCGCCGTCAGTTCGCCATAGCCCAGCGCATTGCTGATTTTCGTGTCGATGCCACCGTCCGCGCCGCGCCACGTCGTCGTTGCCAGCGTTCCCGCCGTCGGCAGCGTGGTCGATGCGATTGATGTGCCAAAAGCCGTGAGAGCGACGGTCATAGTTACCGCCCTCCCACGCCGACACGATACCGCAGTTGCTGAGCCACCAGCGGCATCACCACGCGCGCGAATTGCGTGCTGTCGATTTGCAGGATGATCGGGCGACCGGCATAGGGATCGGCCTGTGCAGGCGTGCTGCCGGGGAGCATGGCCGCGCCTGACGGCATTCGTGGCATCGTGGCGCCAATGCCGGACAGCGTGCTGGACACCGGCTTCACCAGCAGGTTCACTGCCGCCGACAATTTCGGTATCTGCGCCGTAAGCGACTTCGCTAGCTTATCCCCCAGATCGGGCATCCACTTATCCACATCGCGCAAAGGCCCTACATCGGGCTTGCTGAAGTGCAGGAACCCGGCGATCTTGCTGGCAATTGACCCGACCGCACTGCCGATGCCGCCGATCATCGAGGTGATGCCCGAAATCAGCCCCTTGATCATATCGACGCCCCATTGCAGAGCTTTGGACGGCCACGTCGTCACGATGGAGACGATGCCATTCCAGATCGTCGAGATCGCGCTTTTCACGCGCCCAACCGCCGCGTTAAAGACGCCGACCACATCCGCCCACAGCGAGGTGGCAATCGATTTCACGCGATTCCACAGATTCGTCCAGCCTCTGACCTCGTTGGACACAAACGTCGTGACCAGCGAAACCAAAAAGTTCAGTGCTGCCGTAAATGCCGCTTTTACATCTGACCAAATTTGGACAAAAAATGCCTTGATTTGCGTGAAATGCGTGATGATCAGCAAAGCTATTGCCACAATTGGCCCGCCGATGATTGAGACCAGTAACTGCCAATGCGACTTGACGAAGTTGACCACGGCCTTGACCGCACCCGTAAAGAACGCAACGATGCTATTCCAGGTATTGACGAAAAAGCCCTTGATACTTGACCATATGGAGACGAAGAACGACGAGACCGCGCCCCACACGGTCTTCCACAAGCCCTCGAAAAACTTGACGATCGCTCCCCAGTGCTGAATTGCCAGCACGATGCCCGCCACCAGGATACCGATAGCCAGACCCACGGCGATAAACGGCGCGGCAGCAATGATCGTCATGAGCGCCGCCGATCCTGCCGCCACGGCCCACGCGCCGAATGCCACCAGCAGCGGCGGGATTGCCGTCGCCACGAACGCCAGCACACCCAAAGCCAGGCCCGCCAGCACGCCCTTCACGATGGTTGCGCCCGCCGAGCCTTTGCTGAGCCACCCGACGAATCGGCTCATCGTACCGACAAAGGACACGAAGCCGCTGACTAGCTTGCTCACAATCGGCATCAACGCCGTGCCAGCGCGGATCATGCCGGTTTGGAGGATTTCGCCCGCCTGCGCCATCTGGAAATTGAAATCTTTTTGTGTTTCCGACCAGCCCGTGACACTCTTGCCGCCATGCTTGACGCTGCTCGCAATCGTTTTCACGTTCTTATCGAACGTTTTGAGATGCGTTCCTGTGAGGTCAAGCACGCCCTGCATTTGCTTTGTGCCGCCCGCGATGGCCGCGATGGCCGCGTTGTACTTCTGTGAGCCGACCGGGAATTTCTTTGCCAAATGCTCGGTAATCAGTTTCAAGGCGTCAGGCAGCGACTTTTTCATCTCCGATGCGACCTGTCCAGATGTCAGGCCGATAGATTTGAGTGCCGCCGCGCCTTTGGTTGAGGGATTTTCCAGGCTCATCAAGGTCTGGCGCAAGTACGTCGCCGCATCGGCTGCCGGGACACCCTCGCCGGTCATGGTTGCCATCGCCGCCATCACGTTGTTGAACGACACGCCCACCGAACTAGCAACCGGAAGGATTGTGCTGAGCGCCTGTGACAAGTCCTGCATGTGCGTTTTGCCGCTCGCCACCGTCGCAATCAGCGTGTTGGCGGCCTGCGCGGCAGTGAGATTTTCGCCCGCATAATCGGTCATGGCGGTCGTCACGCCGTTTGCCACATCGGCTAAAGAAGCATTTCCCACCTTAGCCGCCTCTGCCGCGATTTTGAGGGTTTCCAGTCCTTGCGCCCCGTGCTGCCCCGCACTCTCGATCATATAGAGGCCGTCTGACAGGTCTTTGGTCGATGTGCCAGTGGTCACGGCCATATTCAGCACGCCCTGGCTCACCATGTCCAGGTTCGATTTGCTCTCGCCCGCGCCGGTCACGAGCTGCGTCATGCTCTCTTGAAAGTCACCGGCCATCTTGACGGAGAGCGCGCCCACCGCGACCACGGCGGCGGCAGCCAATAGCGGAATGCCGCCGATAAACGACTTCATACTCGACGCCGTGCTATCGCTCATCGTGCCAAGCACGGAGAATTGCGTCGCGGTCGCATCCGCCGAGGCCGCGCTGGTCGCCATCGCCACATCCGCGCCGCCGAGCGCCGTATCAACGCCAGTCACGCTGGCCGCCGCCACATCCGCGCTACCCGCCAGCACATCGAGTCCGCCGCCTGCGTCCGTCGCGCCCGCCGCCGCCGTATCTGCCGCGCCCGCCGTCGTGCTGAGCGCGCCATCGACCCCGGACAGTGCCGTGGCGGCAGCATCCGCCGATCCCGCCATCGTATCGAAGCCTGTACCCGCGCCCGCCGCGCCCGTTCCTGCCGTGTCCAGGCCCGCGCCCGCGCCCGATGCCGCGCCGCTGATCGAATCAAGTGCGACGCCCGCGCCATCCGCAGCCGCGCCCATTTCCTCCAGTTGCGCTTGCGTCGTGGTCACGCCCGTTGCGCTGACGACGGCTTCCAATTGCGCGGCAATTACCGCCATGCGCGCACCGCCTTATTCGATTGTGCTGACGTGAGTGCGACCATGTTCCCTACTTATGCGCGTCGATTTGCTCGCGCGCCTCATTCTCGGCAGACTGCACGATGAGCGCCTTTTCGCGCCAGAACAGCGGCACGTCGAGCAGTTCCCACGGCTTGCAATGGCAGCGGTCTGCCGCCACGAACAGCGGATAATAGTCGGGACACGTCACATTGTCCGACTCGACACCGCGCGCGCTAAAGACCAGATACCGCCGCAGATTCTTGCGCTCTACATCTGCGGCGCGTCCGCTTCCGGGCGGATATCCTGCATGATCGCCACCACCACTTTGGTGCGAAACATGAACGGCAGTTCCGCCAACCGCTCCGGGTCAAGCGGAAACATCACGGTTTGCGCCTCATCCTCGTACACATCCCAACTCTTGATGAGGCTTGCCATCAGCACGTTGACCTCATGCACGGTTTCGGCAAAGTGATCGGGGTTGACATCGGCATAGCCCTGCAATTGCGCGATGGTTTTCTCCGTCACGCGACCTGGATAGTACGTGACGTTGACCGTATCCTCGCCGACCATCATGCTGATCTCGGCGGTGTTGCTGGTGATTTTGGCTAAGGTAATTGGCATACAGGCTCCTTATAAGCTGGTGAGCAGGTTGGTGAGGGTCAAGATTTGCGCGTGACCCCAGGTCGAATCCTCGACGACGGTGCATTCCCACTCAATCGCATACACGCCGTCGCTATCCTCAAAATTGGAGGGCTTGCCGACTTTGATTGCCATATCGTGCGTCATGGCGAGATAGGACTGCTCGCCCGTCACGGCAAATGTGCCGCCGGTGAGGCCCGTGCCTGATCCGGTAATCGCGGACAGCACGCCGCCGCTTTGCGCGTTGAGCAGCGCGCCCGTCAGTTCAATGGCATACGGCCCGCCTGCTGAGCCGGTCACGGTGACATCGCCGGATGGGATGCTGCTGAGCAAGGCCAGTGCGGACTCGACGGCGGATGCCGCGGCGTTGTAAGCAATCGTGGCCGTGGTTTGGCCGCCATAGGTGAGGGTGAATGTGCCTGCCGATGGGCTACCTAGCGAGACGCTCGTGAGATTGTCGATGCACGCGCCTTGCGCTTGCACGCGCAGGTAGTAGGTCACGCCGCTTTGCAGGTACGAGAGGAACGCCATGCCCTCCGCGTTGGCTTCTTCCAAAATCTTGACGGTGCAGGTCGGCTTGCTATCGACGTGCGCCGTGAAGCCCACCGTCGAGCGGTTCAGTACCCACAATTGGCCGTAAATGGAATTGAAGGCCCAGTCAACGGCCAGGGCGCGCAAGAGTTGCGTCGTGCCAAGCCCGGCCTGCGTGGTGTCAAGAAAGACGCTGACCTGCTTGCCGGATATCGGCGCAACGGCAATTGTGGTTGGATTGGAGGTGAGTACGATATCGTCGGTCAGTGGCTGCCCGATCAGTTTGGCGGTGAGCGTCGTCTCTTTGCGCGTGATTTTGTAGCCAACCTCGGTGAAGAGGCCATAGGCGAACTCGCGCGCCCGGATCGCGTCGCCCTGCTGAAACGAGAGCGTCTGCGGCACGATGGAGCCGGTGATCGGCGGTGTGAAGACCCAGTCTTTGGCGACGGCGCTGCTGCCGTGCGCAACCGGTGTGGTCGCGCCCATCGCGCCGCCGAAGATGTAGATGAGGCCGTTGTAGTCGAGCCAGCCGGATGCGCTGCCATCGACCCATTCCATATTCTCTTCCTGCGCCGTGGCGTATTTATGCCCCGTCGCGGTGTAAAAGACGACATCGGGACTGATGCCAAAGGTAAAATCAAAACACTCCAGGTACTTGCCACAGGCGACCGCCGTGCCGAGCGCGCTGGTACTTTCCGCGCCAACTTGTACCCGTTGGTTTACCGCGGAAACTTCTGGTGTCCAGGTCATATTATGCTCCTATGCTGTCTCACGACATGAAGGAATAGACTATCGGATTACGAACTTTGCTCGATCTCCATCCGGTACAACCCGCCGAGATTCGACCACACCACGCCATTGATCGGGCCCTCGTCCTGCAAATGCACGCTTTCGCGGTAGCAGGCCGCGATCCAGCCGCCGGTCACGGATCGGTTGCGCAAGCCCTGCCCGCCGCCTAACAGCACATCGATTTGTGCCGCCGCGTCGGCAATGGCCGCCATCTGCGAGGCCGGGCCTGACACCTTGATCAGGAACAGCGGGTTAGCGAGCAAGCGCACGGCCTGTTGGGTCATGCTGTCCTTGCCCGCCGATTGCAAACTGACGACCCAGAACGGCGTGGCCGTGCCGTCAGGCGCAAGCGAGCGAAAGCCGCCGCCCGGCGCGTAACTTGCGAGCGTGCTGTCTGCTGAGAGAATGCCGAACAGGAATTGCAAGCCCAGCACAGCCTCACTCGCGCTCATACGGCCCCCAACAGCGACTCAAACGCCGACGCCACGCTCGCAAAGGCTGCCGCGCCCTGGTCAACCGCCGGGAAGAAGAACGGCTGCGCGGCCATGAAGCGCGTCCCCATCTCGATATACACCGAATAATTCGCCCCGCAGGCCACGATAGCCGACAGATCATCGGACGGCGCGGCCACTTCTGGCAAGAGAAACGAGTCGCCTGGCGGTGTGCCGCCGCCGCCATACGTGCTGTCGCCCGACGTGACGACGTAGATGCTATTTTTCATAAAGCCAGTATCCACTGCCGCGCCTGATGCTGCATTGGCGGCAATGTCAAATGCGGCCTTGCGCACCAACTGACTCACCACCGGGCGCAAGTTGGCGGCAATCTGCGGAAAGCGGTTGATGATCGGCATTATTTGATCTCCACGACTAACAACGGTAAAAGCCCCGGCACGCTATGCGGGTCAAGCAAGATATGCACCTCCAGCGTCTGCGCTTCGATGAGCAGGTGATCAAGCGCCTTGACGTTCGTGCCATACGGGACATGCACCTTGAACGTGGCCTTGTCGCCAATCTCATAGGCGAAATTTTGCAAGTCGTTAGCCGTCGGCAAGGTCACGCCCGCCACCGTCGTTGCCACCGTCGTGAACGTCGGCGCGCTGCTGCCGATGCCGTCAGGCGTGCTGCTTGTCTCGCGCTGAATGATGCACGTCTTATCGCAGACTTGCGCTTGCAAATCGGCCTGTATGCTTGCTAACTCTTGCGCGCTAATCGCCACAACTCACCTCAGCACTTCTTGGCGACCTTGTGCGTGCTGCCCTTGTGCGCCGCCGCCGTGCCTTTGTGCGCGGTTTTGGCCGAGCCGCTGCTCTTGGCGCGCGTGCCTTTGTGCGCCGCCTTGACGCTGCTGCCCTTGTGTGTTGAACAGGCCATTATGAGCCTCCCTTGTTACCCGAACCCATATAATCCAACTGCGTCGGACCAAGTCCAATGCCCGCCAGCGCGGATTGCGTGCGCGTGTCACTGCGAAACGCCGTGATCGACTGCGGGCGCTGTTTCGTGCGGTACGTGGCCGCCAGTTTGGTGAGCATGAGCGCCGCCTGTGAGCGATGCAGCGACTGGCCGTCTACGGTCATGTCGTAGCGCAACACCCACATGGCGGCCTGCCGCTCCAGCAAGTCTGCCGCGCCGCGGTACACGTCGTGCAGGGAGCCTGTGATGTACACCGGCGGCAACGTGCTGGCCGCGAACTGCCAATGCCCGGCAATCGGCTCTAACAGCGACGGCGTGACCGGCGTGATCAGGAATTGCTTTAATGCGTAGCCGTCTTCCCATCCGCCGACTTGCGACCAATAATCCAGAAAGTTGATCGTCGCGCCGGTGTAGGTCGGTTTTGGGATGAGCGGTTCATTGAACACATCGACGCGGCTCTCATCAAGCACGTCCTGAATGTCTTGATCGGCAAACGTCTCGCTGCTGCCCGCCGGATCATTGATTAACAATCTGACTCGCAAGATCAAGGCCGCCATCGTTGTGCGCACTGCCATCGGCTACGCTTCCTTTCAATGAGAGCGAGTAACGACGGTTACGGTCTGCCGAGCATGATATCGCCCTGGTAGGTGATCGTTGGCGTCGCGCTACTGCCAGGCGCAATCGTCGCCGTGAGTTTGATTTGCACGCCGTCCGCGACAATGGCTGGCGACAGGCTGAACGGCAGCGCAAGCTCGCCCGCAATCGCGCCGGACGTTGGCAGGGTCAGCGGATCGGACTCGACTTCGGTATAGAAGTTGGAGCCGCCATCGCGCGACACGTCAATGCTGTAAATGACCGCGCTGGTCGCCGTGCCGGAACTTCCGGCGCTGTAAATCACGCGCGCCACCAACGGCCAGCGCGGCGTGCCTGCGGGCAGGATCAGCGGCGCGCCGCTAAACGTGGCGGTTTTGGTCACGCTCGCCTGGAGCGCGATCAGGGCATCAGTTGGCATGGTAGTTCTCCTCCGGTTGCGCGGCCTGTGCCAGCGCCTGTGCCTCGTGGCTGACCGACGAGGCGACAGCGGATAGGTGATCGACGAGCAGGTGCAGCACGCTGTGCAGCGGCGCATCTTGCGCGGTCGCCCGATCAATGGCGGCGCGCAATTCTTGCACTTCGTTTGCGGTCATGGGCGCGCCTCCTAATCGACGAGAATATCGTATAAACGGGCAATAGAACGGGTACTAGCGTTGACTAATCCGACGGCATAATCGATCAGCGTTCTATAAATCACGCCGTTATAGATCAGGCCGAGGTCTTGCACATTCGGCGGCCCGAACTGCCAACCGAAGAAGTGATCGGTCGAGTAGTTGACGGCGTAAATCGACGTGAAGATCGACCCCGACGAGGTGCTGGTGCTGTTGCCGGTGCTGTCCTCGCCCGACAGGCCGCCGGAAAACGTCGGGCCGCCGAGAATGATGCGGGTCTGCTGATCGACTTTGTAGCCGATATCGCGCACCACCGCGCCTTTGTACATCTGGATCACGCGGTCGAACTGGTCGCGCACAATCGCAAAACCGCCGCTGGTTCCCATCGTGCGAATGCTTGCCGCGAACAGGCGCTGCATGACTTCATTCATGTACAGCGTGACGCCGTTGCCGTCGGGACTATCGACGCTCCACAGCAGTTGATCGAGCAGGTACAGGAAATGGTTCGCGGTGGCTTGCGTCGCGTTGGCGACGCGCACATCGACGCCGCCGCCGTCGATATGGTTCTCCGGTCGCACGCCGAACGTGCCGCCGTTGTTGATGCGGTAGGCCAGGCCAACGGGCGCGTTCACATCGCCGGTGACATGGTCGTTGTGGATGAACTTGTAGTTCACATCGTAGGTGAGGGCTTTGAGGTACGCTTCGGTCTGCGTCGTGCGCGGATCAACGATGCTGTTCTCTTCCTCGACGATGTACTTGTCCACATCGATATAGTTTCGCAGGATGTAGACTTGTTCCTGGTAGGCGGTCGGCGTGCCTTTGGTGCTGACGCCCTCGGCGTTGATTTGCGACCAGTTGACGGTCGGCAAATTGCCTTCGAAGCGCGCCCCGTTGATGGTGAAGGATTTCTTGCTGACCAGGGGGATATCGGCCAGCACCGATCCATTGTCAATCAGTGAGTAGGTAACGGCCTTGACCAGCGGATTGTTGCTCATCAGAGCGTAATCCGCCAGTGTGACCGTCCCTGCGGCAATCGTCATAATGTTCTCCTATGCTGCCTCCCGGCATGAAGGATGAATGTTTCGTTGTTATTGGCCGCGGCGCTGCTGTGCGGCTTGCGCGTAGGCGTCCGAGATCGACGGGCGTACAAACGGCCCGGCGTTGCCAGTCGGCGGCGTGATCGCGGCACGGCCTGGGTTCATGGCCGGTAACGCGGGCGTCGGCGGTTTCGGCGGTTGTCCGCCGGTGGGCGCGGGCGCGGTAGGCGTTTTCAGTTCCGGCATATCCTCCAAGAGCGCGTCAATCAGCGTCTTGACGTTGGTGGGCTGCCCATCGTCGTCATACTCGAGGGCTGCCCAGTCAATCAATCGCGTCACCTTGTCCAGATGCTTCGGATTGACGCCAGCCTGTGCCGCTTGCAAACGCACCTCGTATTGGATCGTGCGTTCTTGCAGTTGGCGTGTTGCCTGCTCGTGGTCGCTTTGCAGTTTGGCAAGTTTCCGCTCCAGCTTTTCTTTGTCGCTGAGATTGGCTGCCTCTAACTGCGCTTTGAGATCATCGAGTTCTTTGGCTTTGGCGTCAGCAGCTTTCAAGCGTTCGCGCAAATTGGCCGCTTCCGAGCGCAGCTTTTTGGCCTCGGCTAGTGAAATGGGTTCTTGTCCGTCGCCCGCCTGGGGTTCTGGTGGAGTTGTGTTGCCCGCCTGGGGCGAAGGTGCAGCCGGTGGATCGCCCGCCTGGGGCGACGCCGGGGTAATCGGTTCGTCTGCCATAATTGTACGATGATTCCTTTCTGCTGTCAAGCGGTGGTGCGCTTGTACGCATTATCGGTAGCGACGGACAGGATCGATAGTTACTCGTGCCGCGCAATGGCGGCGTTGGCAAACATCACAGCTTCTTCAAGATGCGTCAACGCCAGCGACTGTTCACGAGAATACGGTGTAATCTCTGCAATGAGCAAAGCAAACTCTTTCGCTTTGTAGCGCAACTTGTTATACCGAGTGACCTGATCACCCTGCGGAGCGTGATACGAGAAATCGTTTTCGATGCGATCGCTCAGCAGTTGCTTGATGGTTTCTTCGTCTGGTGTCATAATTCGTCCTTCCTTAATGCACGACATGTATCTCGCGGATTCGCCCTTTGATCAGGTCAAGGACAAGCGTGAAGAGCCGCGAGCGGATGGTGAGTTCATTTGAGTCTGAGAGCGTGTGTTCTTTGCCAGTTCGGTTGTCGAACCAGCGCAGCGTGATCGGGCGCTCTTCTTCCTGGTCTGCCATTGATTTGTCCTTCCCTACCAATCCGCCGGTTCGTCCGCGCGGCGTTTGATGCGGAACGGCAGCGGTAGATGGCGGTTGAGCCACGCCTGCCGGTCGGTACAGCCGCAGTGCTGCAATTGCTTGATGCCGAGCAGACGAGCGAGCGCGGCGATCACGTCGCCCATGCCTGCGCGGCGGGTGTCGGGTGTGTTCATTGCGCCATCTGCTTGAGGCTATCCGGCGGCTCTTCCTTGAGTGCGGTCTTGTACAGGCCCAGAAAGAGTTTGGCCGCTTTTTTCTTGGCCGCCGCCGGGACGCCTTTGAGTCCGCCGCGCGCCCCGGCTAAGGCCGCGACGCACGTATGCACGCTCACGCGGCTAATGTCACCGTTGGGGAACGTGTACGGCAACTTGCAATTATCCTGCGTCTTCGGCTTGCCCGCCGGATTGAGGTCGAGCGCGCACGACGCACAATAGGCATCGGTATCTTTCCACTGAGACGGCGCGCCGTCCCACGGGGCATCTGAGACTGCCATAACTACTCGCTTTCTACCAATTCGTAGGTCATTTCAAAAATGTCCGGTTTGCAGGGATATAATTCATTCTGGACACCTTGAATCACCATATCGTCTTGATTCGCAATCATGGTTCCTTCAAGCGTGTTGATATGAATGGAAGATGGCGTAAAAACAACCTCCACCCTATCATATGCCTCTCGGATACGATCCGGTAAATTCCAGAAATCATATGCTGCCAGATGCAGCAATTCGCCTGTTTTCCACGCCTCAATAACGACGGGCTTTTTGCGATATTTCGCCATACCTTGCTCCTTATCGTCTGGTAAAACGCGCGTGCCACTGCGTCACGAAGCCGCGCATGTCTTCGATGATGGCCCGCGCTTCAAGCAGTTCTTCAAAGCAATCATTCAGGATGATCGCAGGATCGTCGCTATCCGACGGCGCAAGTGGACACAGCGCGGCATAGGCGCGGCGCATCTCGTCGGCAGTGCGCCGCTTCTGGATCGCTTTGCGCGTGTCTATTTTCGCCATTACTGGCCTTTCTTGAACGGCGGAGCGGCGCCAGGAAACGCCTGTTTCGCGGGCGGCGGCGTCGGCTTTGTGACCGGCGGCTTCGCGGGCTTGTTCTTATTGGCCTTCAAACGTCTGTCAGCAGGTGTGCTTTTAAGCGGTTTGCCACCCATCGTATTGTTCCTTTCGTGTCATGATAACTTGCTACGATTGACATCCCGGATAATCTCCAGGTCTTTCTTGATCTGCTTGCGCGATTCGAGCCACGCGCCCGCAATTTCGTTCATCGCGTTGGCCGGGATCAACTGATTGATACTGAACGTGGGCGTGAACTGCACGGTGATGATCAGTCCCTGCGGCACGATGCGCAGCGACTCTTGCGGAAATGTCGGTTCTTGCACGACTGACGCGCCGTTCTGTATTGGTTCAGGCATGGGTTACTCCGTCTATCCATTCAACGCGGGCGTTGTCGTTGTAGCAGTGGATCGCCCGCAACTGTCCAATGCTGTGATAATAACCATGTGTGCTGTGTTTCAGCCAAAACAGCGTACAGGACTGATCCGGCCACTGGATACCCAGCGCAATCTCACCTGTTCCTGAGATGCCGGTCACATCAACTGACCGTACCAGTTTAAAGCGGTGAAACGGGCCGCTTGCCTGGACTTCATAGATATCATCTTCGTTCATGGGGTTATCCTTCTTTCCCTGTTGAGGAACCGCGTTTCGGTTGAGAAGCGACGTGCGCCAACCCGCCGCCGTCCGTTCCCTCTGCTCTTCTGTCTCCTCCATCGATTAGCCTCCCTGTAATTCTTTGATCGACTTGACATAAATCGACGGGCCGTATTGCGCGTTCTGCCGGATGCCGACAAAATCCGCGAGCGGCGTGCCGGACTGATAGAGCGCGTAGCCCGCCTTGCCGAGTACCTGCTGTTGCACGTCCGCCGATTGCGCGGCAAACCAATCCGCGCCGCTCGGTAGAGCGGGCGCGCTGTCTGGCAAGTCCAGGCCGCTCGTGTCATAGCCCGCGTTGTTCAGGATGTCCGACCAGGATTTGGTATGCGGGATCGGACTGCACCGCCCACACACATGCTCATCCATTGTTTCGTCCAGGCTATGCAGTGTGCCGTTTTGCGAAATGCACGCGGCACAATTATGCACGACAAAGCCATCGGCCACATAACTGTGATCGCCCTCAACCTCCAGGTTATACACCGTTGTATCGCGCTGGATGTGGTGGTCAAGTTGTGATATAATGGATGCATGAAAAGACTTGATATTGAGCGCGATCCTGGCGATAGAAGGAAACTCAAAAGCGTCTGCGCAGTGTGCGGTAAGGATGCCTGGATGGACATCAGCAATCGCGCAAGACAGGAACGGGCGTATTGTAGCAAAGAATGCCGTGATGCCTGGAAAGCGGCACACGCGACGGAACGGGTTGAATTGACCTGTGAAATCTGCGGAAAGCCGTTTATCATTCCCAAAGCGTGGCAACGCAAAGGCAATCGGCGGTTTTGTTCCAATGCTTGCTACACTATCTATCAACGGGAATGCCCCCATACACAGCGCGGCAAAGAGGCGAAACCATGTCTCGATTTGGTTTGCAAAGGCTGTGGTAAAACGTTTTGCGTACAGCAGCGGCGTCTGAGAGACTACTGCTCGCTTGAATGCCGTAAAGCCCATGAACGCCATGAGAAAATTTGTCCTATTTGCGGAAAAACTTTTACTACTTCTCCTAGCGTGCGAAACCAAATCTATTGTTCTAATGCCTGTAAGCATATGCGGACGATCTATGTTACTTGTAAGCGGTGTGACAAGATTTTTCGTCAAAAACGTTCTGATAACACCTACTGCTCTGAGGAATGCCGACGCCCAACCATCACTCAGACGTGCAGACAGTGCGGAAAAACGTTTCGTATCCGTCCTACCGAACAAGGGGATCGCTTTTTCTGCTCGCCACGCTGTTACCGTTGCTTCACTGGCGAAACCGAACCGGAAAAGAACGCCCGGATGTGCCTGGAAACGTTGGGTATCCCCTACTCGCAAGAGCATCTTATCAATGGCTGGAGATATCCTGTTGATTTCCTCTTGACCAGCCTGAATACTGTTTTGGAGATTGACGGCGTGTACTGGCATAACCGGCCTGATGTGGTGAGAAGAGACGCCCGCAAGACGCTGTTCTTGCAAAGCCGGGGCTATACCGTTATCCGCTTGCCTGATACGCCCTTCTATGGCAATCTGACTGAAGGTATGATCGGCTATATCCGTAGCGCCCTCACGATAGCAGATAGCGTGATCGCCCAAACGGATATGACCAGCCTCTATCCAATACAACTCGCCTTGCCGCTCGATCAGGAACGGGTGATCGACGGTAGCGGTGACTGAATGTTCCCCACAATTCACGGTTATCATTTCTCCCGAATAAGGCCGCGCCATGACAACCGTCACGCGCTTATAGCGACCTTCATGTGTTAAAACTTCATCTCCTAGTTCCATTTGTTCAATCGGTATTTGCCCCTTGCTTGTTTCTATCATTGTGCCTCTAGGAAAACAGGTGCGCGCTGACAAATCCGCCGTCCAGACCCAGCCATCCACCACATCAGCATTGGCGCGGTAATTGGCAAGGTTGCTGTCGCGATAGGCGTTGAGCATCTCGGTACGTGCAATCGTTTGCGCGCGGTACAGCGACGTGTTCAACGCCTGTTGGAGCGCGTTGGCAATCGATGGGCCGTCCTTATCCCACGTCGGATTATCGCCGTTGAGCAGCGCCATCATCAGGATGCCGCGCGCTTTTTGCGACGCTTCCGTGCCGAAGCCCGCGAAGAGATCAGCGAGCGGCCCCTGCTGCAAGGCGTTGCTCAATTGCTCCAGCGCCCGCAGCGACGGATCGCCCAGGCCAGCGCCGATCATCCCTGGCCTCATTCCTTGTTCTCCCAGATTCCCGCATAGGTGCGAGTGACGATGCGCGTAATGCCATCGATGTGTGTCTTTTCATCGCGCATCTCAAGCAGACTTGCCACAAAAAGCACTTTTGCCGGTAGTCCAGGGAAAACGACGATGCCGAGCGATTTGCCGGTGATTTTATTGGGATAGCGTTCCGCAACTTCTCCGGTATCCGCATCTCTGGCATGGTGCGCGGCCCACTGCCACAGATGAAGATCATCCTGAACGATGCGATGAAGCTCGCTGCGGATTTCCTGGCTTACCAGTAGATAATCAGGACTGACCTCATGCGTGCGGGCAAGTTCAAACATCCAATCCTGAATGAATCCATCGGTTAAGGTTTCGTATGGCTTTCCTAGTACGGCGATCATACCTGCGCCAGGAAGCGATACTTGAACGGGATACCATGTCATATGCTATTTCTCCTTTACTGTCTTAACCCGCACCATTTACACCACCGTTGCATCTCACCTTCCGGGTAAACCGGCGGCGCATAATGCCAGTGATAGTGATGCGCAATCCGCATGATGAGACGATACAATCTTCCTTTGCTATTCATCGGCTTTTCCTTCTCAGAGTTCTTCCAGTGTGTCAGGATTTCTGAATGTCCCATGCTGACCTCGAAGAAGCGGGTACAACTCAAAGCGCCACGATAGTTGCAGGTCAGGATAAAGCCCATAGAATGCCTCCGCATCTGCCGTCAAACGATCGATCATCTGCGCTCGCAAAACATCGACCGCGTCTTGTTGCGATCTGCTCAACTGATCCCAATCGCTTCCGTCGCTCATAGCCCTACTCACCTTTCAACTGCTCAATGATTTCCGTAGACGATTTGCCGGTTTCGCTGCTGATTTCAGCAAGGTCAAGCAACATCCAATGATCGACCTTGCACCCAAAGAAATGCACAAGGAGAGAGTGATCGCCTATCATCGTATACGTAAATGTGAGATGAAACGCCGTCGATGCCATTATTTCTCCCTCGCTTGCTTAAACGTCCATTGTACGCCCTCCGGTACTGACGCGTGCATGGCCGCGTGCGCCGCCTGTGTGCCGAGCGTTGCGCCCTCGCGCTGTGCTGCCACGGCCACGCCATGCGCGTAACGGCTATAGGCGTCGATGTGCGCGCTGATCACGGCTTGCAGGCGCGCGATGCGATGGTTTTCCCGCAGCCAGATCAGCGGGATCGTCTCACCTTCGTCCAGCGTCGCTTGCTTGTCTGCCAACTCGCGTAACAGCGCGTCGATGTGCGGTTGAATTGCTGCCACCGCGCGTTGGTGTGCCGTGTGCAAGTCGCGCTGTATGACGGCCTCGCGGTGCAAGAGCAGGGCGCGGTACGGTTCGTGCGCGGCGTGTATGGGATGTTTGCTCATATCTGGCCCTCCGCTGCGCGTTTCCCCCACATTTCGCCAAAGGCTACGGCCATCATGCCCGCAAAGTTTGCTTGCGCGTCCTGAGTGTTCAAGGCGTTCAAACTTGCTTGAGACATCGGAATGATGATTTTCTTGTGGCACACACCACACCAATAGATGCGATTGCCCAAAAGATCGGACGTGCTATTCATCTCAGGATGTTCACACACAGCGATGGAGATTATGCCCATCGCTGGCGGTTCGCTTGCTCTTCCCTCAACCACACTGGTTTCTTCAATCACGGTCATTGACCAGGAGTTGACGGGGATCGCATGGCCGCCTGCTGATCCGATGTGCATTGTGCCTGATCCTCCGCTGATCACTCGCGCTTGTTTGACGGTGTTGCTCATGCTTCTTCTCCCATAAGCGCGGCGATCTGCCGATGCGCCGGTACCAGGTCATGCGGGCACCTCACATCGATGTCCGCTATCGTGAATGTCGCGCTGACATGGCCCGCGTCGTCACGCGCAAGGTGACAGGCGGTGACACCGGCTATCGTCTCGCCCGTGGTCGCGTCAAGCAGGCGCACGGTGCGCGGCGCGTCCTCGCTCACCAGCAGTGCGAGCGTGCGATAGACGATCATGTCGTGCGCGTCGGCGTAACGGGTGCGCTGCTCGCTCATGGGCGCACCTCACGCACGAATGTCACACGCACACGACGATCATTCCCAGAAAACCAGGCGCGCATGGCCTCTTCGGTGTACTCTGTCCTGTAGACAGTCTGCGTGACCGTCTCGTCAAAGAAATTGAGCGTATCAACACCTCCACCCGCCACACCTTGAGCGGCGTTCCCTGCTCTGCCAGAATGCGCCGCGCAAGCACCACCGGACACGCGCTCTCGTGCGGATCGTCAACGTCTTTCGGGTTGCCTGACGGCGTATCCGATGCGCAAAAAAGGCAATAGGGATCGTCATTATCTCCCGCAGTCGCATAGTCCACATTTGCGACGGCTTTCAGGATAGCAAGGATACGTTCATCCATTTAGAGTACCTCCGTCACTTGCCAGCAGTCGGCAATCTCGGTGATCGCGACGGTAAAGCGGCGCGTCGCTTGCTGGACGGGCGTGATTGCCACCGTCAGATGCGCGCTATCCTGCACAGCACCGGACACCGCGAGCGCGCCATGCACGCCCGCTACCGTGCGCAGCCACAAGATGATCGCTTGCACCGCGTCGGCAATGGTCATGCGCCACCGCCTTTGCTGAGATAGGGCGATTCGGGCGCGGGTTGCTGCTCGACGGGACGGCCACAGCAGGGACACACCTGCTTGATCTCAGCGTCAGCAATGATATCGACGATCGGCAACCCCATCGTGAGGATCGCTTGTGGCAACTCTCTGTTTGCCTCCAGGTGAACATCGACTGCCATCACATGCAGTATCTCCGTCCCGGTGTCAGCGTCGGTCACGAGGGTATCATAGCCCGGCTTGCCGTCATTCACAATGCGCACATTTTTTCTGCTCATGCCTGTCCTCCTGTTGCGAGTAAGCCAGGGTTTTCGTAGATGTTGCCGATGATTTCCACTTCATCGGCGTCATCCCCATAGAGGCCGGTTTCTCCACAAAAGGCGTGGATATCCTCAATACGGGAGATGTACGCGCCGTTGCTACTTCTCACGATATCCCCTTCCCATATCTCTTTGCCAGTGCGATCAAGCAGGCCGGTGAACTGCGTGATCTCAACGTCTTCACCGATGGTAAAAGCCTCAATCACCGGCTTGCCCTCAAGTTCGATCTGATGAGATGCGGCATCGAAGTACCATGTTCGCACCGGATACATTTTCTTTTCGCGCGTATGCCATGCCCGAAACTTGATCGGTCTCATGCTTGCCCTCCGGTTGTTGGTGTTGCTGTTGGCGCGGGCGCGCCGGGTAGCGGCTTCGGTTGCATCGGCAGCGGCTTTGTGCCGGGCAGCGCCTCCGGCAGCGTCGGCAGCCCTTGCCCGCGCGACCAGGCCGCGAGTTTTTGCGCGTCCTCCGTTTGCGCCAGCGCCATCTGCTCATCAGGGTCATAGCCCATCTCGCGCTGGAGCGTCGCGTCGGAGATGCCGATTTCCTTTTTGGCAATGGCCGCCTGCACGGACAGCAGGTCGTCGTCGGGCAGTGCCGATTGCCAGGACAGTTCGACGGTGAACGTGCCGTCGATGTGACTGAGCGTGAGAATGGCCTGGGTCACGGCGATGAGTAGATCGCCGTACAAACACTGCTTTTTGTCGGTCTTCTTGATGAGCGGCATGAACAACAGTTCGATGGCGATGCCGCTCATCGTGCCGCGCGGCAAATCGGCAATGCGCCCGGTCGCCACGCCCGGCACGCCGGATTGTTCGTCGATGTCGCTGCGCAAGTTGGCGGCAAAGGCCAGCGCGTTCACCACGTCGGTCGGAATAGCGACGGCGGTGATTTTGGCATTTTCCGGCAGGTTGACGATCTTGCCCGGCGTGATATCCATTGTCCCTGATCCCGCGCCCGTGCTGTAGAGGATCGGGTTGCCATAGAGCTTTTCCGTGCGGTTGATGCACGATTGCACCAAATTGAGCGCGCTGTTGAGGCCGATCAGGTCGGGTGTGAGGTCAGGCGTTCCCCAAAAGCTATTGGGCTTGGGCAGGTTCTTGCAACTAAACAGCGGCGGGAAGTTGTAGGGCCACGCATACGCGCCGTCGGGGTCAGGCGTCCAGTTGCCGCGCTCGCCGACGCGCGTCCAGTGATTGACTTGCCACGTATCGTCGTCGTCGGGCGCACCGCGCTGGGCATTGCCGTCGGGATCGATGCGGGCGATCTCTTCGCAGTAGCACACGGTCTGCGGCTTGCTGTTGACCGACTCTTGCACGCTGTACTCGATGTGATACAGCAGCACGGTATCGCAATCCTGCGGCGCGGTCTTGACGCTGACGATGGCGGGGTCAACCGTGATCAGGCGAAAGGTCGTGGCGTCCTTGTTCGGCATGATGCGCAAAAAGGCGCGCCCGGCCATGCCGCCGTTCATGGCGAGGTCTTGCAAGAGCGGGATGCGCGTCTCTTTGCGACCCCACACGGCGTCAATCGCGTCCTGAGCCGTGTCCGGCGCGTCGCTGCTGACGCTGATCTCGATCTCTTTGCCGAACAGGAAATCGATGCCGCGATCCACAATCTGCTGACAGCGGTTGCTCAGCACGTTATCGTCGGGATCGCCGGGCAGCGGCACGAGCGGGCGATCTAAGCGGCCTTCGTAGGCTTTCCAGGCGAAGGCGATGCGCTCCTGCCGCGCTTTGTCGGCTGCCGTCACGGTATAAACCGGCTGCACGGCGTCGGTCGGGCTACTGGTCGGTTGTGTGATCGTGGGCGTTGGTAGCATGGGCTAATATCCTCTCTAGTACACCCGGTGGCTGTACGTGATATCGGTTGATTTGATGTCAAAACGCGCACAAAGGTAGCGGCATACATCGACGCCGTGATCGTCTTCCTTGACCGGCTCCTCTTTGGCGCGAAAACCGGAGCCGCTATGCCAGACATACCCGTCGGGTTCGTCCTCCACACAAGTCGGCTTTTTGGCACGCGCCAGTTCCTGATCGCGCTCGACGAGACTGCCGGTGAGGATGATCAGGCGGGCGCGACCGTCGGCGGCGGGCTTGAAACGTGCGGCAGTGGCTTGAATGCCCTCTAACACGGCTTTGTGGGCGCGCGTCGTGTGCAGGCCCAAATGGCGTTCGAGCGTGGCGCGTCCCTCGGCGTCATGGTCGCAGATGATCTCACGCGGCAAGGGATCGCCGCCGTCTTGCCCCCAGCGCGACAGGCGGCGAATCTCTTTGGCGTGATCCTCCACGAGGACTTTCGTGCGGTATATCTGCCGGTAGATGATCAGGCGTCCGTCGGGGTCACGCGCCGCCCAGATGCACACGAACGGGTGGGTGAAGCCAAAGTCGATCACGAGATAGCGCGGCCAATCGCGCGGGATGCCGCAATCGCCAAAGAGGTCATGCGGGCGCGCCGAGATGGTGGCACGCTCGATCACGTTGCGCGCGCGGTCCCAACTGTCCTCAAATACCGTTCCCTCGGCTGCGCGCCAAGCGCCGTAACGGTAGCGAGCCAGGCGCACGCCAGTCAGGCCGCCCAAAATGCCGAAGATGTAGTCGCGCCCGGCGGCTGTCCAATCTTGTGTACGGATGTCGTAGTAGCGCGGATTGTCCTCATGACGTGACAAGAGGCGCGTGGTCACGCCGTCGTTGCACCGCTGGTTGAGCCAGTGCGTCGGCGCGTCGGGGTTCGTGTCCATAATGATCTGCTGAAACGGGTTGTTGCCTTTGCGCAGGCGCATGCGCACGAACTCGATATCCTCGACGCTGCACTCCGATGCTTCGTTGATATAGGCGATATCGCACTCGAACGACTTGACTTTGGTCGGCTTGTCCAGGCCGTTGACCGCCAGAAACGATCCGTTCGGGTAGATGTAGCCCGCAGGTTTGACTTTGTTGCCGCCGAAATAATAGACGCCCTCGCGCGGGTCCAGCACGTTATCCTGAAACGTCGCCATCGCACTACCCGCCAAGTCGCTGTTGTGCTTGCGGACGACAAGGGCTTTGGAGTGCGGGTAGTTGGTGAGAATGACGTGAATTTTGTACAGCGCGGCATACGTCTTGCCAGTTCCCGCCGGGCCGTCGAGCAACACCTCCGTGTCGCGGCACGCGCCTAACGCGAGATTGCCGCCGCGCAGTTCCGGTGCGGTGATCACCAGTTCGGGAAGCGCCGTCGTCATACTGCCACCTCCCACAATTCGCGCGGGCTGGCGACAGGCTGGCGCGGCGTATCAATCGCCTTTGCGATGCGCCCAAACTGCGAGAAAATGTCAATGAAACGCGATTCATGGGGGCCGAGATAGACGAAACACGTACCAAATTGATGTCTACACGGCTCTCCGATAGGACGATTGAAATAGACCCGATCATAAGCAAAGCAGATAGGAAATTCCCATAAACGGCTAAACCAGTTTTGTTTTGGGTCTGCTTTCGCAAGTAAAACCGCCTGTGTCACCGTTCCCTTGTGATATTCTTCTATCAACTTGCCCATAAACAGACTTGCGATGCTTTGACCCTGCCATGCACTGTTCCCAAATTGCTGCATGGTTGTACCGAACGGCGGATTGAGCCACACATTGCCATACCACGCTTGCGCCAGGCCGTTCTCTTCTTTGCTGTAATACCGCGCCGCCTTGACGGTTCGATTTGCCAACTCGCACGATGCCGGATCAAGGTCAATGCTGCCCATGACGGTACGCGCCGCCTCAATGTACTTTGCGGGCGTGTACCATTCGTTGCTCTTCTCACTCATGGTTGCGCCTCCACTGCTGGCGGATTGCCGAGATAGCCGCGTGGCACTTCGCGCACGATCACGAGATTGGCTGATCCGGCACTGTCGATGGGCGTGTCCAGCCCCATCAGTTCCGATTTGCGTTTGGACAGCGCGACAAAGCGATCCACCGCCCATGTCCAGCCGCTGTTGCTCTCATCAGTGGCGGCCTTGAAACAGCGGCCTTGCAGTTGCTCCAGCGCGTAGCACTCTTCGTCGCGCATGGCCTTGACATCGTGCGTGAGGCAGCGATCCAACTCGCGTTTCACGGCGTTGTGCGCCGCGCCGCGCGACCCGTAGCCCGCTTGCGCCGCGATCTCGTCCCAGGTCAGATGCTGCGCACGCAAGCGTAACGCGACCTGAGCGCGGGCGGCAGCGTTCACGTCGCGGGCAGGAACAGGCGGCGTTGTACCCTTTGCGTTTTTTGGGCGCTCGCTCATCGGCGATTATTCCTCTCTGCCGTCGTTTCGTTTGCGTGCCGCTCGCACTGGAATTGCCGGTGATCGGCAATCAGGGCGATGAGTGCTGGCAAATCGCTGCCGAGCGTTTCACCGCCAACGTAGCGTGAGGCCACGGCAAAGAGGCGGTTTCTCAGACAATCGTAGCAATCAGCCGGGCCGGGGTTGCGCGAGCAGCGATCTGACCAGATGCTGACAATGTGGAACTGCTCAGCAATCTCCGCCCACAATCGTACCCCGTCGGCGGCGCGGCGGACTTCACCGGCGGACTCTTCCAATTGGATGTAGAGAGGATCGTTGCTCATAGCCACCTCAACCACAACGCGAGCAGATCGCCCACATGCACGAGCAGCAGCAGCGAGGCGACGAAGACGGCGGGCGTGATGAGCAGGGTCAAGCGGCGTGTCATACCTCACCGCCTTTGCTGCTTGCGCGTTTGGGGCCGTACCGGACAGGCTGCGACATGGTGAGCATGTCCAGGCGCGTGGTAGTCGTATCGATCTTCTGGCTGATCGCCAGGATCGCGGCGTCTTGCGCGTCAAGGTGTTTGACGATCTGTTCGATATCGGAAAAGCTGTGCTGCGTCGTTGCAAACATTTCGTCGGCTTGCAATTCTTGCTTGCGCGAGAGGACGTTCTGGCCGACGGAGAGGATGGGCAAAAACACGAGTTGCAGGAATTGCTGCGAGAGCCAGGTGGCAAGCAAGAAGACGATGGGAGGCAGGAAGCCGAGCAGACCGAGCAGGCCGACGAACGCGAGGAATGTGAAGACGTAGGCCGTGGGCATGGTGCCGACCAGGCGCGTCAAGAAAACCGCGAGGCGCGTGTTCAGGGTTTGTTCGTCCGCGTGAACGGCGTTGGTGTTGCGCGGGACGTGCGCGTGGCGCGTGTGCGTGTACAGCGGCTCGCTCATGGGCGTCTCCAATCGTGCGTCGTCGGGTAGGGGCGCGATTGCACGATGCCGAGCGGGGTTGCGCGACTGTCGGGCGAGGGCGCAAGTCGCTCGGCGCGAGCGGATGCGCGACAGAGGGCCAGGGCCGTGAGCGCGCCGAGAGCGAGCGCGCCGCCAAAGATGATGGCCGCGCCGATGATCAGGCCGTGGGCAAGTGGCGTCATGCGGTTTCTTCCTCCTGTGTGCTGCCGTCGCAATCCTCGTGTTTCGTGACGAACGCGACCAGATCGTCGCGCGGGGCTTGCGCGGCTATGAACTGCTTGCATCGCAGGCAGACGAGGCGCGGCGGGTAGCCGAGCGGCGTCGTGACGGTGAACTGCTGGGCAAGCTGGGCGGCACGTTGGCTGTAGCGCAGTTGCACGCGCCTGATCTGCACGCCGTCGGGATTGTCGAGATCGATGGCGAGCGCGCTCACGTTGCCGGTCGCGCCGCGTGGCGTCCTGTTGCCTTTGAATTGGCCGACTATCTGATGGTGCGGTTGCGACATAGGCGCCTCCCAAAAACGCAAAGCGGACACAGGTATCTCTTTCCTGAGAACCTGTGTCCGCATGACCTCGCAAGGTGCTGACAACACAGTGGCTGGCGACGCGAAACGCCGCCGTTACGCACTTCTCCGCGTGGGAGATGCGCTAGTCGCCCGTTTTCGGTTTCTTGCGAAAGCGGCGGGCCGTAAAATCAATGGCGCTGACGAAGCCGTGTTCAATCGAGAGCAGGATACTGCCTTTGGGCGACTGCTTGCCAATGGCGTCGATGATCGGCATCAGTTCTTGCGCAAGCTCCAGCACTTGCCTATCGACGTGAATGGCGGGTAGCTGCCCGCTTGTATCCTGACATTGCATGGTAGTGTCCCTCACACGGTGATTTAGTATCAGTATAACGCACGAGCGAGGCAGATGCAAGAATGCCGCCAGGAGCGCAGTTCCTGGCGGCATACGCTAGAAGACCTGGTGATCCACGTCGTTGTAGATGCGCACCACGTTATCGGCGTGATACTCGGCATGAAAGCCGCTGGTGAACTCAACGTAGGTGATCGTGAGGCCGTTCCAATCAACCGATTGCGCGGTACTGATCGGCGTCCCGATAATCAGATGATAGTTCTTTGCCAACGTGACCGCGGCAGTGTACACGTTGCTACCATCCACTCCCACGCCGCTCAGACAGAAGAGCAAGTTTTCTTGCTGCTCCGCGCCGTTGGTATAGGATTCCGAGCATGGCGCGCCGGTAAAGGGAACACCAGATGCGCCTTGCGGGCCGGTTGCGCCAGGATTGCCCTGTAGTCCCTGTTTGCCCTGCGGGCCGGTGATATTGTTGTTGGTGTCTGACCATGCGGAACTGACACAGGAATAGACCTCGCCACCTGAAATGTCGATATCCGTGTCACCGGTGGTACATGCGCCAGTGGGCGCGCCCTGGCTGGTTAGCACGTTGGAGCCATTGGTTCCGTTCGTGCCAGGTGTGCCAGCGGGGCCGACAGGGCCAGTTGCACCTTGCGTTCCCTGCACGCCCGGCG